ATGTACCGCCTGAATAGGTTTCCTGCCACGAGCCAGCGACGAACCTTACGCTATATGTTAGTCCGTCAGAATCATCCGCAAAATCGAACGCTGTCAATCCACCATTGTGAGCGTTCCAGAACGCGAGATGCGCAGCGTACTGAGTCGAAGTGAGCGGTGGTGACTTGTACTGCCATGTGATGACTTTCTTCTTGACCTTGAGCCTGCGCTGCTCGGACTCGTTTTCAAAGGTCGAGGTGAGCGTAGGCCAGTCGACGTTACGTGTAATGGTTTCTGGATCATAAGCCCAAGTAGCCATACTTTATCTCCTACCCTCGTGCTGCCATTGCGATAACTTGTCGCGTCGGACCGTTCATTAGGACATCCTGCGTAAATGTATTGACGATTACTCGACGACCCTCTTCGCTGCCCATGAGAGAAGCGACTGTTGCGGGGTCGAACGAGTTGATGATTGAAATGTTTCCATCTCCGCCTTGTTGTGCTTCCCGATCGACTTCACCTTTGGTCAGAACTCGCTCTCCTTTGTGGAGCTGATATAATCCGTCAGATGGAAGTATCGGAGTTCCGACAGCAGCAGGCGTTGGCTTGAAGAAATTACCTATACCTGCAAAGAACCCGCCACCCGTCAACGCCGATATCGTACCGACTATCAGAAGTTGTGCCATCAGTTCAGCGAGTATATTAAGGACCATCTCTCCAAAACTTGCGAACATATCTTCTGCTTTCATAACTTCGCCATGAAGCATACCGGAGAATATCTCCTTGAACGTAGACGTCATCGTCGAGCGGATGCTGTTGGCTGTTTTCTTTGCGAACTTGTCGAGATTTTCAAGTTCACCGAACAGACCGCCCTTCTTGGCTTCAGGTGGATCTAGCAGCGCGTCCCTTCTCCGGTTCAGTGTTTCGATCTCTTTTCGAACAGACGCTTCCAAAATCTTATCTCTCTTTGCTAAAGCTTCGCCGAGCGCGTAATTCAGCTTGTTGTATTCCTCGTTGAATTTAGCTGTCGAGAAGAGTCCGATATCCTCTTCCTCTTCATTCATGAACGAATCTCTAGTTTCCTGAATCAGTTTCCTGATATTTTCAGCGTCAACGGACTTGCCAACCTTTTCGAATGCGTCTGCAAGTTTCTCAAGTTTCTTGATCGCTTTCTCGTGCGCTCGTACCGTTGTGATACCAATTAGTTCAGCCTGCTCTTCAAGAGTCGGTTTGATCTCGCCAATAGATATACGAAGTTCGCGGATCTTTTTCTCCATGTCCTTGATAGTATCTTTGTACTGGTCGCCAGATATTCGCACCTCTTTCAGCTTCGTGATATACCCTTCGTAGTCGGATATCATCTTCTGGACGTCGTGGGTAAATGTGAAACCAGCGTCTCGGATTTGGTCGAAAACTGTTTTCTCTTTCGGCTTGAGAAAATCTTCGAGCATCTCTTCTGCCTGTTTCAGCGCAGCACTGTCACCGATGTCTCGCGCAGCCTGAATACCTTTCTGGATTTCGTCGTATGCTTTTTCCCATGCTTTCGTCGACTGGATTCCGAGATCTTCGAGAATCTCTTCGGCGGTACGCATGTCTTTGCCGGTTACGGTACCGAGCATTTCTTTGATAGCTTCGTTGACCGCGTTTAGTATCCTTGTAATTCTCGGGTCCGTGTCGCCGAGAGTCAGCATCGTTGCCAGTCTTTTCTGGATAGCATCGAGTGCTTGAAGTCTCTCTTGCGCGGATTCTGATATGCCTGTCTTGACGCCAATCTTGTTAAGGGCTTCACCGATAGCGAGCAGTTCGCCTTCGAGACCGGGGCCTGTTCTGGCTCCAAACTCGCCCATAATCACATCTGCTTCAGCCTTCAGGTTTCTCAACTCGGCAATCAACCCAATCAGTATATTCTGGTCTGCTTCGGCTGTCATACCGATTTCCTTGAACCATTTTACCAGCTCTTCAGCGTTATCGATGTTTTCTTCTGGGAAGATTTCGGTATGTGTTAAGAAACGTATCCACGACAACTGATCTTCGAATTCTCTATTAACTCTCGCCATTTCGTTTTCAAGCCTGTCGAGAGACATGTCTTTCAACGAAGAGACCCAGTCCTCATGGGCTACTCTAGCTTCGTCAAGAGATTCGGTCATTTTTTCAAGAACACGCTGATGCTGTTCGACCTGTTCTATCGCAGCTTGTTTGACCTTGAACGTTGCGCCAAAGACATCAGCTTCTGCCATAGCTTTAGAGGCTACAAGAGAAAATAGTGTACCAATCGTTCCAAGACCAACAACAATAAGAGCAAGTGGTCCTGATAATGCTGCAAGAGCAGTGATGCCAGCCCCGAGCAATCCGATTGAGCCAACCACCTTAAGCACAGATGATTCAAGAGCTACAAACGTTCCAACAAATTCGGCGGTCTGTTCATTTTTTTCCAGCATATCATTAAATGAACCAACAGCTTTACCTGTTTGTGTCGCAAACAGATCCATTATAGGAATCATGCTTTCGCCGATGGTGATCTTGAGTCTTTCGATCTGTTTGTCAAGTCTGCCAAACTCTTCGATTGTCGGTTTCAGAACCTTTTCCTGCATGTCGTTCAGGACTTCGCTTGAATTCTCAACGTGGTCCGCGAAACGGCCAAGCTCGGTAGCACTCACGTCAATCAGTCGCACGGCACCTGACAATGTGCGTACTCCGAAGACGTTGGCAAGAACTGTGTTTCTCACTGCCTCGGATTGGCCTTGAAGGGCGACGGCAAGGTCTTTGATGATTTTGGTCAGCGGTCTCATCTTGCCACTTGCTTCATCGTATACGTCAACCCATTCAGAGAGTATTTTGTAGTTCTTTTTGCTTGTGTCTGATATGTTGGCTAAAGCTCGACGCATTGCTACACCAGCTCGCGATCCGCGAATACCAACATCGGCCATTAGCGATATGATCGTAATGGTGTCGCCAAGCGTATTGTTCGCGAGCTTCGCCGAACCAGCAACGTAGCCCATAGCCTCGGCGATATCACTCATCTCCTGTTGAGATCTCGTGAAACCGGCTGTCATTTTGTTGACAACCTCTCCAACCTTACTGAACGGCAACTGGAAAGCGTTCATGATCGAGATGACGCCCTTTGTCGCTTCGGCGTAATCGACCATACCAACTTTGGCGAACCTTACGACAGGTTCAAGGGCTTGTAACTGTTGGGTCGCCGATTTACCAGCGAACGATAGCTGTCTTACAACCTTTGCAACATCACCCGTTGCAATGTTGAGTGCTACAGACAGATCCTTTGTTGTGCTGGTCAGTTGCTCGAATTGCTTGTCGGTAAACTCGGTGGCTGCGCTTGCTCGCGCCATATCTCGTTCGAATTCGAGAGCCGTTTTCGCGATATCCTTAAACGCTCTCAAACCAGCATTTCCAAGCCGGTTGAATGCAAGGCCAGTAATGGCAAGGCCAGCGGACAGACGCATAAGTTTCTGTCGAGTCCGTTCACTGCTCTTCTCAACTTGCGTCAAGCCAGCAACGGCCTGTGATGCATCTAGTGTTATTTTGATTTCTATCGCACCAACGTTAAGAGAGCCTGCCATTACGGTTTATCCCTTCTTCATTTTCTTCAACCTGTTCCACATATCATCATGCATATCTTCGTGAGTTTTGTTTGCGAGAATCCTATTCCGCTCTTGCTCTAATGGATATATAGCACGTTTGTAATCGCTTGTCTTGGCAATCTGAGATATCCGGTAATTCTGTATGTCACGCAGATTGTCGGTAATGACGGCGAGACTGGCCTCCCTTGTCCAGAAGGCCAAGTCCCGTTCGTCAAGATTATCCAGATACTCGAAACAGAACAAGCCGGGGAACGCCCTACTTATTCTTCCGATACGTCTGCATCGGAGTCTGATTCTTTTCCCTCGTCACCCTTGCCACCTATCTGATCGTTCAAAGTATCGGTGATGAACCTCACGATGTCGCGCTTCCATCGAATATCGAGTCCTGAGAATTCAGATGGGTCGGCAGATAGGAATATGCCGAGCTGCCTGTCGAGAACTGAAGACGACTCTTTAATATCGCTATCCTCCATGTTCTCTTTATTGAGGCTCGTTGCTTCCGCGATCATTTCAGACGTAACCTTTGAAATCACATACTGCTTACCGTCCTCATCTTCGACAACGATATCTTCGTACTTCGATCTCAGGTCACTCATTTTGATTGTTGGCATTTCTTCTCCTTTAGGAGGGGCTTCCCCGCACCTGTTTGTTACTCGTATCTAGTTGTTGTTAGTTAAACCTATGACGGCGATCCGCCACCGTAACCGATTGCGAACAGTGCGCCAACACCCATGTCTTCGCCTGAAGGCTGAGTAGCCACAGGGAAGCCTATGAACGTAACTTCGGCAACACGCTGTTCTGACTCGTCGAACACCCAGTTGATGTTTGGTTGCGGAGCTGCCACGAACACTGTCAAAGTTTCGTCAGAAGTAGACGACGCCTGAACGGTGCCACCTTTAACTCTGCGTACTTGAAGCAGTCCATAGTTGTCCGTTACCATGCTGTTACCAACGGCGTTCGAGACAATAATCTCGTCACTGTCGGCCACGGCATTCGGGAACGCCAACTTCAACTGTGCGAACGTTGGTTGTGTCATCGATACCACGACAGAAACAGACGATCCGGTATAGATCATGTCTTTTGGCGCGGTACCTGTTTTGGCAGTCTTGACCGGTGCTACGTCTTCACTGTACTGGAAGTTCACACTCAGGTTCTCGCCCAAGGTGTCCGTCGTTACAGAAAGCAACGTAGCGTCTGTTGTTGCAAGCTTGAACAACACTTCACACGGTCCAAGATCACCCATTGCAAATTCAGCCATTATGATTTTCTCCTATGGCTTGTTATGGGTTTTTTTGACCCTCAATTAGGTAGTTTGCAGAGAACTCGGAACGTTCACTCGCATCATCGGCGAGATAGGCTGGTCCGTCGCCGGTTGCGATGTTCATCTGATAGATGTCGCCCCCTGAATTCAACGGCCCGAGAGTTTCTCCTGCGTGATCCCTTCCGAATATAACGTCATGAACATCCTCAGCGATTGCTTTCGCAGAGAAATAGTCAGTCGACCGAACCAGAACTTGGACGGGTTTTAAGAATGAATCGCTAAGGAGTGGCATAGGTATGGACGGTACCCGCTCCATAATAGTGATACATTCGTCTGGTGCATCAAGAGGCCTTTTACCGGCAAATAGATTCGTTCCGATAACCGGCGTGATGTTTGTCGTCGACAGGTTCGTCTCGACGTATTCGGTAAGTTCCTTAATCATGGTTGGTTCCTAGAATAACTGTTGGAGTTTGTGCGCAAACGAAGTCGCTAGGATATTGAGATATTTCTGACGGTTATGGAGAAACGGTCGCTCAAGATATTTAGGTCCCGTTCCCGGCTGTTTGTGAATCAGCGGGTTGCCCGACTTGGAGATGCCCTCATGTTGATATGCAGCGTAGTCCATAGTAAAGGCTACGTTACATATGGCAATCTTATTAAAGTCTCGGCGACGTGTAGGCTGCTGGCCACGATGGGCAGAGGTCTCGGCTGTCACGACGCCCCACGGCGAGTTAAACGTGTTTATGTTGTTTACCCACACCGTACCACTACCTCGAAGGAAACTATCCTGTAGAGGCGTTTTGGGGTTCTCATGGACCGCGTCAGTGAGTACCTGTTGGCCAACTGGCTTCAAACTCTCTTCCATCACTTTCGGGAAGATTTGTTTCAACCTTGACATCCCTCTACGGAACGTGGCGTCGTTTATCTGAACTCCATTGTTAGCCATTTCTCTACTCCACGAACACCTCGATCATTCTATCCTGAAAATCCTTATGCTTATGCACCGCAATAACGCCCCAGTCAGTTCCATCAAATCGAATTCTATCATCATGGCCGATAGCAGACCTCGCGTCCTGCGAATATTTCTTTTCGAGAATGACACTGGCAGTTGAACGCAGAGTACGACCGCCTTCGTCTTGGACCTCGCGGATTTTGTAGTTGACCCGACCGCGCACGGTCCTTGAAGTTGCAGGAGTCGTGATTGTACCCCATTTGTCTTTTACAGGGTCCTGTTTCAACGTAATGCTATCGACTAGATATGCTTCAATCACTTTCGGTCTCCGATTCTTCGTCAGACTCTTTACCGTCCACACGCTCTACAAGCGGTTCATCGAGGAACGGGATTATCTGGCCAACCATAACGGTTTTCCCGTACTTGCCCACCATATCTCTAATAAGATCCCGCTGTTCTGATGTGATTTCGTGGACGCCACCTTCGTAAATCTTCTTGGCAAGCTCGTACCGATCAATCTTGTCCTTGGCGTTAAGCCCCTGTTCGTCGGTTAGAAGACAGTCGGCACAAACAGAACCTACTGTAAGTTCGACCTGTTCGACTTGCTGATCTTCACCGATACCCGTAACCCTGTTGGTCAGGAAAATCTGATTGTTCATATTGACCAGTGGTTGGCTGAAATTAAACTTCATCGTTCCGCTCCTTTGTTGTTTGTTGTCGTTTACACACCCATGTTCCGCGAAGATGTGGGTCCGTCGTTGGGGTATCGCCCACATATTTCGCGCTAAATCCGCAGTCGCCTAACACGCTCTCAACCCATACGTGCGTTGGTAGCGTCTGTCTGCCAACTTTTTTAAGTTCAATCTTGTCGCCCTCAACCATTCGCATTTCGATTAGCAATAAATCGTCTGCCATACTAGCAAGCGACGCTACGTTGTTCTTGTACTCATCAATTTGGAAATAATGTAACAGACCCATGCAAAAAACTATATCAAACGTGTCGTTAAGTTTGCGGAAATCCGTATTGACAAATACAACATCTTCACTGGCGAGTGCGCGACTCGCAATCTCGTTTGTAATATTAACCATATCTTGACGAATTTCGATTCCGGTACATTGACTAGCTCCGCGATACCATGATTCTAAGCATGTAAACCCGAGCTGTGATCCAACGTCAAGAACTGTTTTGCCGGTGAAGTCTATATTGTTAAAGTGTTTCCATTTATTCTTTCTACACGAACGTAGCCATTTCCGCTCTTTGTTGTCGTTAAACGTTTTGCCATTCCACTGCAAATTGTTGAACTCTGCGTGAACGCGAGCTGCTACGGCATCCTTATATGCACACACAGGGTCGACATAAATATCTATCAACCCGTCACGGTACCGCTCTGAATATTCCATTCGATGGGTTCCATCGTCAAGATCTTGACACGACAAACAATAATGGGCTGGCATGAATTTTGACGGGTCATAAGATTCTCGCATCCATTGTATCTTCTCCTCCCGTCTTGTAAGCCTATTGCCGTCGTGGCCAAGTATGTATTCGCGCACAGAGTCGAACACTTTATCGCTAGTTGGCACATCGCGAACTATTGTATGCGGGTCAACTTTTGATATTTCAAGACCTTCATACCAAGCCATCTCTTTTCTTTTAATCATTACCAGCAACCAGCTCCATAATTCTTTTTATGCGGTCTGAATATTTGTAGTTAGTGAGCGTCCGTTTTCTACCGGCATTCCCGATTGACTCGGCAACGTCTGGGTTGTTAAGAAGAAAGCTAATCTTCTCACAGGCATCTCTCGTATCGGTAAACGTAAGTATTTCTCTTCCAACCTCAAACTCATTCTCTATTCCGTCTACATAACCAACAACACACGGCCTGCCGGTAGCGGTAATAAGGTATAGCCTATTGCTCCAATAGTTTTTAACGCCATCATATCCGAGTGGCATGAGGGCAGAACGTGCCGACCGGTAAAGATCGCAGAAATCTTGTCCATACTGCCTTGGAACAAACTTGTCAACTCTCGGAAACTGTCTTAACTTAACCTCGCCACCTTCGCGGTAGAACCTGTTGCATATTATTGAAAACTGGTTCGACACACCCTGAATGAGCTGAATCCTCGGACTATGCCTGCCATTCACCATGCCAGTAAACACGGTATCGTAAATCGGCTGGATGGATTCGTTGATTACAAACTCGTCCTCCTCGACACCTTGGAATAAATGCACAAAGTTTGCGCCATGTTGTGACCAGTCATAAGAACCGTCGGTCGCGAAAAAGAAATCGAATTTATGGCAGTTTCTTTTGATGTCTTTATGTTTTCTTTCGCTGCCGGGATCATATGGGTTACACGAGTCAAAGGCCCAGCATATAAATTTTGATGATGGCGACCTTTGACTGTCTATCATATCAATAAGATGTTCTCGCTCTTCGTGCATTAAATGTTGGTTTGTGTGTATGACATCATACGCAGAAAAGTCTGGCATTATCAGATCGCGTTTATTGTATCTGCCGTGTTTGTATGCACCGTAGAAATCGACGTCGTATCCGAGCTTTCTGTATGCGTCAAAAATCCTTACGTTGTTGGATTTATCTCCGGTCAACGCAACCCTACATGCGACTACAAGAACCCTAGGTCCATTTTTCATTTTTAAAGAATTCTTTCACATAGTCGTCGCGGGTCTTCCAAAAATCAGGCATCTGCGATATGCTCGTCTCGTCGTTTGCGTTTTCTGCATTTTTCCACTCAGGTGTTGGAACGCAAAACATCTTTACACAGTATCGCGATATAAGCTCTCTGCTCCACGCTAAATCGTCAAGCCTCGTATCGTCTACACCTTTCATCGGTAACGAGAAAAATTCCTTTCTACCGAAATACATTCTGCCGAGAAAATCGACAGGTACAGGTTCGTCTATATTCCATCCACGTATAGTTTTTGCGTTCGAATACGACGGACCTGAAAACTTCCTACCCCAACAACCAACAACTATATCATACATGTTGTTTTTGCTGAGCTGAACATAGTTATTGACAAGCGACTCTACGACACCGTTAACTGTAATAATGTCATCGTCTGCTACGAGAATGTAATCGGTCGTAACGGAATTGCCCATCATGAACTTTGACTGACCACCGTAGTTCCGATTCGACATTATGACGTCAACGTTTGGGTTGCACATAAACCAATTTACACACTCGTCGTAATCATAAATACCACCACCGTTATCCCATACAAGGACACGCACCCCGTTATCGATCCACTGCTGGGCAACACGAACTATCGTATCGTATCGTTTCCACACCGGAATAAGGACGGTGATATTCTTTTTGTTCAACAATATACCAACGCTCGGACCGCACACTGTTACCTCACCCATATTGTAACTCCACTAGTTTTTCTAACCCTTCTTTCACACCTGTCGACGGCGTCCATATGACCTTGTTGCAAATATCGTTCTCTGCGACAAAAAATCTCTGGTCAGCAGGTCGCTCGTCTGCCTGTTTGATTTTCTTGAACTTCTTGCCGGTGACTTTCGGTATCATATCGATAAGCTCGTTGACGGATACTTTGTTCTTCTCGCCACCGCCGACTACATAAATGCCTGTTAGTCCGTTGTCGATGCATTGTAGGTATAGAGCCACGAGATTGTCGATGTATAATATGTCTCGAACTTGTTCTCCGTCACCACATACCGTTATCGGTTGACCGGTCATGTTCGCATGGACTAACCACGATACCCAGCCCTGATGAAACGAACCGCTTTGCGATGGACCGTAGATACAAGACTGTCGAAGCGTACACACGTTCATTCCGATCTCGGGTTTACCGTACTCTCGGACGTATAAATCGCCACAGAATTTACCGACACCGTATGGAGTCGCAGGATCGGGATACTCGTTATCGTCGCACCGTTCACCAGCGAAATCTTTGTTACCGTATACCTTGTTCGTGCTGGCGTATACGAAATATCCGACCTCATCTTTCCGCGCCCATTCAAGCGTGTTGAACAATCCGTCGACGTTGTCCTGAAAGTCCCGTCGGATGTCGTCGTAGCTTTTTGTTACCGCTGTTTGTCCTGCGAGGTGTACAACAACATCAGTGCTACGAAAATCAAGGTCGTCAACCGAGATGTCACGAACCATTATGTTGCATTCTGGATAACCAGATTTGATGTCGTCTGCCCGTTCCTGCGACCCTTCCCGAGACATATTGTCGATTATGGTCACGCTATCGCCACGTTCGAGCAATGCTTTGCATAAATGGTACCCAATAAACCCCGCACCGCCTACTGCTGCAATGTTCATTTTTTTTGCATCCTCGCAACGTATTCGGAATCTATACCAAACTCGCTAAACACTGATTCCGGTTTCTCGGGTATCTTATTGCGATGTTCTAGTAGGTTCATGTCGTCACGATCACACCACACATATGACACATTTGAATCTCCCCTTACAGACAGTATCATTTTTTCCGGTAGCGAATAAATTTCTTTGGCGAGTCCTCTAAGCTTAAACCCATGCATCAGCCTTACAGCCGATATGAACTCTTCGTAATTGCTATAACATGACCGTGGGAATATTTTAGTCACAGTCTGAGGGTAGAAGTCTTGATAGTTCAACCGGTATAGCGTATCGGTTGGTTGATGCCAGCACAACCATCTGTGGAACGACAACGCAACAATATGATCGTTTTTTAATCGTTCAGTTTCCGATATAACATACTTAAACGCATCTTTATGGTATGCATCGTCGGAATCTATTCTGCTTACGGCGATATGGTCTGGATTATCTTGCACCAAGCTTTCCCACACAGCATACCCGTTATCGTATACCAGTGTGATGTTGTCGAGCGTAGCAAGCTCATCGGTGAGTACCTTATTCTTGTTCCCACAGAACAACCATATTTCAGGAGGTTCGTCCTGTTGCATGATACTGTTGTAACAGCTATGCACAAACATATGGATACGAGTTTTAACCCACGCTGCCGGTGGGCCATAGTCGCGATCAAGCGTAAACGGAATATAAACTACATGTTTAGTCATATGAAATTGATGTGCTTCGGGTCGGAAGATATGCAGTAGTTAATGAAGTGGTTTTTGTTCTCGTACATGCATGGAATTCTACATGCCCACATAGGAGAATGGTTTATGAACATACCGCGCTTCTCTCGACTCTCCCACAGCTCCTTGTAAGTTTGGTCCTTGATAGAACCGACCAAGCCTTTCTTGTTATAGGCCAATGTGCAACAGGTGTACACGTTGTAATCCGCACCGACGTAGGATATGAGATCTTTGCTCGGACACCTGCCGTAATCCTGCGTCCCGTCGAACATGTCGTGGATACGGTCGTCGAAGAGGTTGAACACATGGAAATAGTCGTCGGACAGCTCTTGTGCAGCTTGTGCTAAATCGTGAGCCTCGTCAAAAAACGGCTTGAAGTACGCTGCACCTTGTGGTACGAACGCTGCTGAGATGCGGAGGTTGTCGACTCCAATATCTTTGAACAGGCGAGCTGCTTGGACTATTTCGCTGTAGTTCTCTTTGACAACAACGAACCCGATACCGATGATGTTCTTGTTCTTATACTCAACCAGTTTCTCGACGTTGCTGACTACTTTGTCAAACTCGTTCGGGCCGGTGTTACGAAGTGCCGAATAGGTTTCGCTGTTGCCTGAATCCACCGAGACGCGAACCCATGAACTGTCAGCGAGGATAGCGCACATGTCCGGTGTGAGTCTGGACCCATTTGTAACAAGTGCCAAATCGAGTTCGCTGTTGAGTATGTAGTCAAAGATATGCGTGATGTCTGGATGGACTAAAGGTTCACCACCACCGGTCACATGGATAGCTTTCCCGCCCATCTCAGCGAAACAATCGACTGTCTCATAAACCTTCAACGTGTCCAACATCTGGCGCGGATCGAATATCTGGCTAGACGGACTGCCCTTGATCCGGTACGCGCAAAAACTGCACCCTTGGTTACACACGTTCGATGGCACCAGTTGAATCTGTATCGGCACCGTTTGTTCGCCCCGTTTTAATTGTTCAAGTCTATCGCAATGATGAACAATCTTGTAAGGGCTGTATTCATCTTTAATCAAGTGGCCACACCTTTCCGTCTTTTTTCCGCTGCTCCAGCTTGCCGAAGTCAAAGGGTTTTTTCATCCTCGCGTCCCAATGAGTCTGGTCAATATCGCCATCATCTTTGCGAGGCACCTTGTGATGTACTTCCGAGTCGGGACTCTGGAAGAATTTGTCATACTTTTCTGCCAGCCACAAAATCTCAGGGCAGGCGAAATGGAAATAGTCTGGATTGTACAACCATCTGTTCGGGTACCGGTCGAGGAACTTAGCTCCGACCAGACATACGCCGGTCTTGTGAAACTTGTTCGGCTCTTGCGTAAACCCGATCACGCCGTCACCGTCGGGGAACTTCTCGTTCATCCACCATCGCGCCATCTCGATACTGTTCATGTGAAACTCGACGTCGTCGGTCGCCATCAGTGCGCTATCGAGCACGAGATGTTGGGTCGCCCAGTTTCGGCAGTGGACAGAGCCGGAATGCTGCTGGATCAGTGCTGAGAATCTATTCGGTCTCTGGATGGTGCTGTAACCAAACTCAAGCATCAACCGTTCGTGGGTGATACCATCAGCATCACATACAACACAGACCTTAATCCAGTCATGCGCCGGTATACTGTCAAGACACCGCACCAGCTTGTCCCACCGGTTGCGGGTCGGAATCACTATAAGTACTTCGTTTACCATCCGTAGTCCACTCCGAGCAGATCGTACAGTTCTTGGTTTGGTTTTCTGTAGAAGTCTTCTGCGATTTCCCTGATATCTTCCGGCATTGGAAACTTCTCTCGACCAACGCCTGCACACGGGTCGACGACAGGGTAATGTTTATGTTCGATTGCGTAAAGATCCAGTTTCCAGAATATGTTTTTCATGACTTTGCCTGTGAGAATGTAGAACGCCTCGCTCGGGTAGATCATGAAATGGTCACGTTTGAAATGCGTGAACCATAACTTGAGATGTTGCGCATAAAGACCTTGCTGGTATGGCTCAATACTTGTATCAGTCATATCGCCAAAATCAACATCCTTGCACATGCGACGACGACAGTAGTGGCTCCATACCCTCTCAACCGGATCGCGTAGCAGCACGATGAATTTTGGGTCGTCGATATCTGCTTTCAACCGTTCAGGCACCCAGTCTCTCACAAGATAATGTGGAGTTGCCTCGACAATGTATCTCTCGCCGTTCGCGTTAAATCGTGCCTTATAGTAATCGATACCATTGTCATAATAGGAGTCGTAGTAGTGCGTCTCTTTCGGATTTGAACCTGATATTTCAGGATGCTCGCAAAGGTACTGGAACATCGAGCTGGTCCCGCCACGCTGGACGCCAAGCACGAATAGGTTAGGTAAGCCGTTCATATATCTCTACACCGACACAGTTATTAGGTCGTCTGACCTTCTTTGTGAGTCGTTCCATCTTCGGCGGTCTGAACTCGAGATAGTCGTAGACCGGCATCATGGCGTCGAGCGGTTGTGTTACAAGATGCTCGAATTCTAATATAACGCCACCGTGTATGTTAACAAACTTCGCCCACTTGCGATACATCGCCATTGTTATGTCGTAATGGGCTTTCGTTGAGACTACTCCGCGTTCGGTTTTATTATCCAGCTTAAACAACGATGAATACACGTCAGACAAATGTCTCACGATAAACACATATCGAGCCTTTGGAAACCGCATCGGAATCTTGTGAATGTCGAACGCTTCTGTCGACGCATTGAACGCGAACTTGGCCCCGCTGTTTCTGGGAAGCTCGTTGAACCGTTTTAGGATTGACTGAACTTCAGGAACCTTCTCGTACCGTCGAATCTCGGCCACGTATATCGCGAACCAAAGTTCATGTGGCTCGAAGAGTATGGTCCCGCAGTCAGGAGACATCTGCACGAGTTCACGAAGGATGGTCGTTCCACCTCGCCGTGGCCCTATTATGAATATCGGGTTGTCGTTCATTTGTCCACTCACTGGTATCTCAGTTTTCGTGAAGCCTGTTTTTGCTGCACCACAGTCTTACCTTCGCCCATCTGATCGGTTCTGCAATATGGCTCTGGCAAAACCATCGTCCGTATAGTGTCAAATTTAGTTTCTAAGACACTTTCTAGGTTCTTCTGACCCCACGGTACGTCTTGGTTGTCTATGTTCTTAGCGTTCAATTCTGTCCACTCGTCAATCAGGTCGCGAACATGCGGTTCGTTGACTAATAACAGCGTTCCAGACATTAGTTCGCGGCCTCGACGATCAGGCCAATCGTGATAATGGACAGCCAGATCGTAGTCTGGATTATCAAACAGATCAGGATAAGCGAGAAGCTCAGAATCAGCGTCAAGCCATAGAATGTTCCTGCCAGAATGTTTTTTAAGCATCTCGGCCAGAAACGAGGCTTTGTGGTACGTGTTCGCTTTCCACGACCCACGCGATGGGATTTCCTGTACATCGGTCTCCAGTCCAAACTTGATAGCCGACTGTTCCATCACATCAGCAAACTTCTTATACTCATTGCTAGTGTAATATGACACTACAATCGGTCTCTCGGGTTTACTTGTGATTTCAGTATCCCAGTCTGACAGCCTGAAACATTTGAGCGATGATTCGGGGTTAAGGTTAACGATATCAGCTCGGGCCTTCGCAGATTCCGAATACTTATTGAAATTTGTTACGAACTGTTTATAGACAGCGGAATCCTGACGTTGTGGGTAACCGGAATGGAAATGTTCCTGTTTCTCGCCTTGTTTCGAGTGTAGGTCAAATCCCAACATATAGATTGGATTTGCACCAAGGTTCAGCGCGATGTTCAATGCGCCGAGACCTGAGTTGCCACCATGAAGGATACCTTCGCTGAACTTCTCGGTCAGCTTTTCTTTGTTGGCTTGTAGAACTATTGTGTTACGTGGAATTCTTTCAGTGCCGTCACGCATGTAGACTATCGGACAACGAAGATCCATGTACTTTTGCTTGATAATCCTTGCCTGAATCTTGTCTTCCGCCGTCGGGAGCTTCGACCCTTCAGACCGATACATAAGCTCTTTGTCGATCCAATTAAAATACCTGCTGTCCATACCAAACATGATGCTTGGAGGAAACGTCTCGTAAGACCGGTTAATACCGATTACGAGTTCACCTTTCAAAAGTTCCCAGTCGAATCCTTCGAGGCTCTTACCGCCCCCGACAACGAAACACCGCCTCCCTTCCCACATTCCGTCCCATATCTTACCGACAGGGTTTTGCCGTGGTTTAAGTGGCGGTGGTGCTTTGAGGACAGAAACTTCAGGATTCACTCTGTGCTTTACTTTCGTTCTTGGCATAAGCTTGGAATACTGTCTTTTACGAGCGGGTATCATACTACTCCGAATCGAATTTGAAACCTTCTCCGAATTCTCGATAACTCTTGAGCGCGTTGGCAGCTTTCAGACTTATAGGTATATCGCCAGCCATCACGTAACGCTCTTTTACGATACCAGCCCACGAGACGCCCATAGCTTGTAGAGCGGGTCGCTGATCAATGCCCTGTTCGTGTTGCATACGCATCAATGCTTGTTCACAGACCGCTGTCTTGATCTGGTCAGGCACTGTTCCACCAGAAGCCGTATTCGGCAATATCCATTTGCCTGCATCGATAAGGTCGCGCTGGGCGGTAGTGAGAATCTTAGCATGGCTTGCCCCCGAAGTCCACCAATCGTCCGCGCCGTAACGTCTTTGCATATACGCATCGGCTACCGCGTCAGTAACCCATTGAGTGTTGTGGGTCAGGGTGCCGGTCGTGAACGTAATTGTACCGCTGTTATCTGCCTCGATTGAATAAGCGTAGTTTAACCCTTCTTCAGGAACGGTAAACGTGTATTCATATATACCTGTCGCGACCCACGTCATACCCGCACCATCGGCAACTACGACAGCGTTTGTATCGGATCGTTTTACACCGTAGTCGCCACCTGAATCAGATAGCACTATCGAGTCAGCGTCAGTGTTGACAGCTGCAACTTGATTGGTATGTCGTATTGTCCATGTTGTAGGCATCGTTCATTCCTATTGCGGGTTGCCGTCTTTCTTGAATTCTTCACACACGTCGGGGTTGCTGCCGATAACTTTTGGGAAATGCGCGATCATCGGGCTTGTGACAACGCTCGGCGGTGGTAGTTCGCTGGGATGCGATGCTATACAGTAGCCCCACTTCTCAGTGCATCTAACGTAATAGTCGCAGTCACTGCACTTCCAAGGTGCAGCCATCTACACCACCCCCTTAAAAGTTTGTTTCTGTTAGCTCAAAACTGTGTATATAATGTCGCACACCCAAGTCTTTGCTGCGTCAGCTGAAGGTGCGGTCCACGCTACCGTAACTGTCTCGCCAGATGGAATGACAATCGGTCGCGTCGGCTGGAACTGGTAACCGGATAGGCCTGTCATATCCTGAGCTGCAACGAGCGGGATCGTGTACGTTACAGATCCGACCGTTCTGCCAGCCGTGATAGTCAGGTTACCGGATGTCAATGCAGCACTCGCGCCAACCCAAATCTGGTCAATCGAAAAGCAGTTGTTGGCCTGCGGTGCCGAAAGGCTGACCGTCGCACTGATGTCGCCGGTACCGTTCGTTCTCTTGATCTTCGTAGGCGCAGCTTCTCTTGGAGTGCGTTGTTGCGGAATGTTATCCGTGATTGAAGCAGCCATTTGTTTCCTTTCTTCTACGTTTGAGCCGAGGCAAGGCGGTGCGAGACCTCACCTCGGCTCTTCTCCACATCTTTCAGGCTAGTTGGTTAGGCTAACCCCTTGATGGAGCTGTGGAGCGGACGTAAAGGTTCAGCAATTTTGAACCATCCGGTGTACCAGCAATAGCGTATGTATTTTTGGTTACCGAGATTGTTCCCGCATCTGCTGCGCCGTTAAAGTTACTGATTAAGACGTCGCCAGAACGTGCAATCGACTGGCCAAGTCCGTAAGTTTTTGCGAATCCGAGGATGTATGTATCGGAACTGTCTGCTGCCGTGCCACCGGTCTTTGTGAACGTGATCGAGACGAGCGAACAGAACGCTTGCGTAAACGTGCATGTCCAAGTGTTTGAATCGACGCCAGCAACAGTTTCTGTAATTGTCTGGCCAAACTGGTCAACGCCAGTAAGCTCTGCCGAAACAGAGGTCCATGCAGTTTCACCTGTTGCCACATCGTTTGTGATAACGAGAACCGGACATACCGGATAATACGGAGCCACGGATTTCGTCATTGAAGCAGCTGCCAGCGTTGTCGTGTCAGCAGCCAACGCGGTCGACGTTTTGAAATAGTCGTCGTCCGCTGCTGGCGGTGCGAATTCAATCGCGTTTACGACACACTGTTTGAACGCTTCGCGAATCTTCGGATTGCTGATGTAGGATTTACCTATACCCATTGGTTTTACCTTCCTTATTTAGACTCTCATGATGGGAGTATGTGGGGTGAGCCAGATAGTGACCCACCCCTTGAGTGTTGCGTTAAAGGAGCCAGCTAGGCCTATAGAGACGTAGCCAAGTCCTTGATGTATCCGTGCAAGTCGGCATTCGTATAGTCGACACCAAACTGGCAATACAACTGTTCGGATTCACCCGCGCCAGTCGTGCCAAGAGGTTCGAAGAATACCGTGCCTTTGCCCGGTACCGGCATGAACACGGGAGCGATCTTTGCGACGTCAAGCAACGCCAAATCGTCTGTCGCCATTACCGGATCGTAAACTACACCACACGGGCCGATTGTGGGTAGGTTGATTGTGCGTAGAGTAACGCCACCAACGTTCCACGAATCAGGCGCATAGCCGTAGATGTCTACGAGCTGCTGGATCTGGAACGCGCCAGCAAAGATAACAGGAGTCTGCATCGAGCCGGTTTGTCCAAGGACCGCAACTTCGAGCTGGTTCATCAGGTCTTTCGACAAAACGCCACTTGCGCCGTCGATTTCGGTCGAACCATCGTTGACCATCGCCGTGATGACACCAGTTGTTTTACCGTTTGTACCCGCTGTTGTCGGGTCGGTACCTGCGCCAAGCAACATCGAGTATTCAAGGTCAATAGCGAGCTGCGCTAAGTGAATATCACGCTGCTTCTGCATGTCGCCCATGTTGACCACGCCTTCGCCCACGATAGCTTCCCCGCCAATCGCGTTCATCATTGAACGTTTCTTATAGGAGAACGTGAAACGACGCTGGTGCAACTCAATGTAATTGGTTTTCTGTGCTGGTGCATAGATGTCGGACGCTGGGGCCGTCAACGATCCAGTTTCAGTCACAGTGTAGGTCTGTGATGCTGCGTCCAACGTGATAAAGTTACCCATAACGAAGGTATCCGTTCCCGTTGTACGTCCACCAGTCAAACCACCCGTCATCGAAAGCAACGGGGTTTTGCGGTATTGATTACCGATTACAAATAGCTCTCCCGCGTAATTTGGAAGTGCTACAGTGTCGGCATTGCCGTCTGTGTGAGCCATTTTGCTCTATCTCTCAGAACGCGATGACACTAGCCACGCAGCATGGATGGGTTTTTCCGAATGAGTTCTTGCAACTCGTATTTCTTCATACGAATCTTATCTTGAAGAGTTTGTCTTTCGACCGGATCTGTAGTTGACCACATTTTCTTTTCAAGAGCAGCAATCTCAGCAGACGGATTACCCGCACCAACTGCGGTCTCTTCATCGCGAACTTTGCCCTTCGGCGGTGGGTCAGACTTCATTTGTTCTTTGACTTGAGCCTGAACTCTTTCTGTTTCTGACTTCTTGAAGTCGTCGATCACACCCGAAAGCTCTTCGAGTTCCCCCGGCATCTTCAAGAATATCTTGCGCATTGCGGGGTCCGTAATCTCCTTGTTATCAAGAAGCTGGTTAATCTGATCTTTTCTGAGGTACTCTGCCAAAGCGTTTTGTGAAGTCTGTGCCTGTTCGCGAAGCTCTGCAATGAGTTCTTTCTCTTTGCCCTCTTCAAGAAGACGTTTTTCGCGAGCCTCTTTCTTGGCCTGCTCTTTCGCAGCCTTGATTCTCGCTTCCTCTTCTTTCTGGCGAGTTCTGACAGCTTCGTTAGCCCGTCTGTCGCCCTCGCGCTGTAGCATATCTTCAAGTTTGGCCTTAACATCGTCACGCTCGAAAAAAGCATCAATGTCAATTTCGCCTATTTCCCCGTTAGTTCCAGCATCCGGCTCGACAGTTTTTGGCGGGTCGTCTACATAGCCCTCTACGTTTGAATCTGGCATTTTTTATTCCTTACTTCTTACAGCACCTTTAGTCGGTACTTTGTTGACCTTCACCGGAATCGTCATCATCCCCAGACTCTTCCTTCTGTTCGTTTGCCCGTCCTGCAAACTCGAGTTGGAGTTCCATCTGGTTAAGCTGCTCTTTCCGTTTAAGATCGGCTTCCTCGTTCGGATCTTTGATCGATGGGATATGTCTCAAGATTGATTCCAGCGACATGAACGGAGCGATAAGTGGAAGTGCTTTCCAGATCTCCATCTCGTCTACCGGGATGTTGAGATCGAATTTCACCTCGTAATCTTCAAGAACCGGCATCTGCAATACTGACCAGACTCTGTTTATCAGGTTGATCCTAGAGCGCAGACCCATCTCGAAGTATTTGGTGAATATTCCTGCCTGCTCGATTTGTGGCTGGAGTTTCAACTTGAGGGCGATACCACTCGCTCGACCAGTTGATCCGACGATAGTATGGATATCTGCAACGCGAGCCATCATGTGAATGTCACTACGGGTGACCTTCATATCAAACTCTACTTTTTGTGGCGCGTTGCCTCGATCCAAGAATTTTACGACAGCATCCTCGCGATTGGTGGTTATGATTTTGTCCTCCCGCATCTTCTGGATATACGATTTGCCATCGTTGTCCAGCTGATACAGCGCGTTAGGACTGTAACCGTTAATCCACAGTAGACTGTCGACGTTAAAAATAACATCGTCCGCATTAGAAGAACGTACTGAGTTCCAAATATCCTGCTGGCTGATTATGTCTTCGCCAATAAATGAACGGTCATCACTCGAGACAGAAAAAACCACTATTGGCATCTGGCCATATTTATGTTCTGTTATTTCGATATTGGAAGGTTGCGCAAACCTGTGTTCTGGGCTTTCGATCATGAACGACACAATTTTACGGTCGTCGTATACGGTGTAATGATCGATAGGCTCTTGGGTGATGCGACCTCGGAAAAGGGTCCCTTCTTCTATCTCAACTTTAAGTATCGCGCCTTGCATGACGCCGTCTTGGTCGTAGACGAAAGCCCATCCTTGAGGGCCATAAATGTCAATGCCGATATTCTCGCCGTCAAATGAATGCACCTCGACCGAGAAACCTTCGAGCACACAGTTGAGATAATGCTCCATGTCGAGCGCACTGATTCCTGAGTCTCGAACCATCTTCATGAACTCACGGAGGGCGGTTTGGTCTGCATCTACTTTCGAGAGGGTATACTTCACGGGGTTGGTCATACAGAACCCGACATGAGAATCGACGATATACTTGATCCAGTTTGTTATTACCTTGTTTTTTGTCTCGCCGTCAGTTTTGCGGGTACCGGCTTCCTCAAGGATAGCTTGGATGCCGTTGTAGTAGTCCACGCGCCCTTTTTGCACGTTACGACGGTCCTGCTTACTATCCCAAAGCTTGATTACCTCGTCTACAGTTAAATCGATACCCATTCGTTAGCCTACCTTCTGACCTCTTTGTTTTTGCGATTCCTTGATGGCCGAACCTTGAAGGTGGGCCTTTTGTTTTGCACGTTTGCGTGAAGACTCGTTGCCGGGAGTGTAGGTGTAACAGAATCCACTATCACCGTACTTGTACCCCGGTCGACCATTTTTTCTGCACCGTTTGACTGGCATTTTAACACCTCGCAGCCGGAGACTGTCGCAATGAATTGCGATACAGTCTGCCATATTCGTCATATGGTCCGCGAAAACCATTGTTGATTTCGTTTTGGTACCGCCCCTTCATGCATAGATACACGTTTTTCATTCTCGGCGCGATTACCCATTGAGAACCGGCATCACGAGAAGCACGTTCCTCTTTTTCTATCTCACTTTCAATCCACTTGAACCGCTCTCTCCAGTTTAATGGTTTGAGCCATTTCCAGATTTCAGCGTCTGACATTTTATACGCTGGTTTGGTACCGGCGTCGATAGCTGCCTTGATCTTGCTCGTGTCGGCTTTGATTTCAACATTAATCTTCCCGACTATATATTCGCTCAAGTCTTTTTTGTCGAATATGACTTCGCACGGGCCGAGATCTTTAACAGGACCCTCACATACCGCCTGCGCAACATTTTTTGTCGCGCCTTTCTTTGCCGGTGGCAGTTTGATTCTCGGTTCAGCTCCTGCTTTTTTCGAAGCCAGCCCGAGTATTGCACCTGCTCCGCCGAAATCTTCAGAAAATCTGCTCTGTTCATTCGCACCTACTCCTACGCGCCGATATCAGTCCTGCTCATGAACCCCAGCCTCGGGTCCAGATCCCAGTCAGGGAAATACGTCAGTGCCAACGCATCGGCTTTGTCTGGTGAACGGCCTATCCGTTCTTTAATATCTTTCTTTTTCTCCATCTGAATCTTGCCAGACGAATTCGTCTCATACGCCATCTCGCATAATTCTTCGAGCAGTTCATCGTCCGGCGGTAAACACAACGTCGCGCCAAATGCAGGGTCTAAAGCATCCCGTAATTTCCAATAACATGCTGCGCGAACATTTAAGAATTGTCGCTGTCCAGTCTCGTCAGAAACGTGCCGTGCATGAGCGGAGAATTTAACTGGTATACAGTTCGTGATTCCTTGCTCTTCAATTCGCGCATAGACACCGGCACCTTCGCCGATAGCGTCAATAAACCCTATCGCAGTCTTGTCACGGCCAAGAATGTTTTTCAGCTCCCCTGCATGTTTCATGTGGGGATTGCCAAGACCTCGACCGGGGATTTCGAATTCGGTCACAATATCCCCGTATCGGTGGCAATATACCGAAGAGTCTGACCCCATACCAGCGATGTCCGCACCGAGTCGAAGCGAACCGTTTGTTTCCTTCTCATCATCTTCGTTCCAATTTGACCATCGTTTGAATGCCGCTTCGACCCAAGTGCGGGGAATGAGACAGTCTTCGGATTGGCGCGGAAATTGGCCAAGTACTTTGCCGAGCATAATATCTGAAGGTCGGTACCATTGGCCTTTATAACAGAAGTCGAATTCTGTGTCTGGTTTCGCGTCGATCTCTTTGATCTTCGTACACCACGACGGCATAAGAAGACGTTCTTCAATCCACGTCTTATCGACCTGACCCGGAATATTATTCTCGCCCGTCAGCACGTTCGGCGCGTTCAGACAGTTCAGAGTGAATTTGGCGTAGAGGGGATCGAAGAATGATTTATAAAACCCGCCCGTTATCCGAACGGGGTTGCCTACGATCAATAGGCGGGAGTTACCGGTAAGAAGACCCTCTATCGCCCTAAATGTATCGTCCGTTATGCCGGAGGCCTCGGACATGACTACCAGAACATTTTCGCTGTGGTATCCTGTCCATGCCTCGGCTGATTTGTCAGCTGCTTTGAATCCTTCGAGATAATGGTTCGAACCTGAGATTTTGCCTTTTTCCGGCAATGTCAGACGTTGCGTCAGTAGCCGACCTTCCAACTCTATGCCAAGGCTGGCCAACTTTTCGTTGGCGTTGTTCCACATGCCTGCAATCTCGGTCATCATGATCGACTTAACCTGACGCAGAGTTGGAGCGGTCGAGACTACTTTAGAAGGAGAATTGAGGTACAAGAACGCCAGTGATATGGCAGCAGCAACGTAATCTTTACCTCGTGCGTGACCAGAACGGACAGTTGTGCGCCGATGATCTTTGCAACACTGCACAGAATCGACGATTTCCTGTTGTTCAGGATCAAGATTTACGTGGAGAACGTCTCGAATCCATTCATTCCAGTGACCATCCTCGAAGTCGTTTTCGGGCGTTCCACGGTAGTATGTCTTAGATTTTATTTGCATGTAGATTCTCTGGCCTACATGTCAATCAGTTTCTGCACGTCTTTTTCAGTAGCTTTAACGGGTGTCTCGTCATCGAGATCGAGCCAACCGACTGTCTTCTTCTCGGTCTTGTCGACCTTAATTGCGTGGGGTTCCTTTTTCCAGTCTTCACGTTTGCGCTGAAGCAGTTCCCACCAATATTTCGCGTCTTTGCCACCCGCCTTAACCTTTCGCAGTGCTTCGAGTTCAAACTCGGCACCGGCTTTCTCGACGTCGCCGTAGAAGTTGTAATGTTCTATTTCAGATGGCGACAGCTCGGCTACAAGACGTTCTCCAGACTGCACTGCTTCCCAAATCTTCTTGCCACGATTCACGAAATGATTTATTCGTCTCGCATCTACACCTATAGCCTTTGCGCCAACAGAAGGAGTAACCCCTTGGCGAATATGGTCTATGATAAGCTTTCGCTGGTTAGGGCTAATTGACGTTCGCGGCTTTCGTGGCGTGGCCATGTATGAATCCTTACAGTGTATGTGATGATTGTTAGATGTCTAACAGTCTGGTTAAAAAAAAGATAGTCGAGAGAACAGGTTGACGCTTGACATCTGAACCCTGTTATTTCCATTATGTGGTCGGCAAACACGCACCTGTTCCCTCACTAGATGAGGTATAGTCAACTATCGAGACTGTAAGGCGTTGGCTGGCGTGACTTTACGCAAAAAAGGTTGTCAACTTTTGTCAAGTTTTTGTCTCGCATCACGCAAGACACGGGATACCCAAGCCTTATCGACCCCAACATCTGCTGCTATCTCCTGCTGGGTCTTGCCATCGAAAAGGTACATCAGGATGATCTGCTCTTTCTTCTTCAGGAAGGTGTCGCCCCAATCCATCGGCGGGATTGGAAGCTCGTTCTCTTCAAACACATCGATGACGTCGCCGGTGCGGTATAATAGTTCGCGCTGCGGGACGTAGTCCTGACCGGCGTATTTCTCGGCCTCTGGACAGAGTTTCTCGCAGATATCGCGTTTTTCACACTTTTCACACAGATTTTTCATTACTTTATCATATCCTTGCTGCATTGCGGTTGAATCCGCTTGTTATACTCCTTGAGTTCACGTTCATATTGCATCCTTTCGGCTGGAGTGCGTAATCTGAGTGGCTTGGAAAGGTCTTTTGGCCGGTCTGGCTTTTCATTGAACCCAGCAAGCCACCCAGAGCTTATAACTACACATCTGCTCATGATATTACCCCTTCAAGCGTATTCTCAAGCACTTTTTTCGCATAATCGGCACATCGTGCGCACATTTTGGCGTATTTTGACCATTTTGTGCCTTTGTACCGTTCGATTGGGCCAATTTTGATGTCTAAAACCATCGTCTGCTCGTTGCCGGTGATTCTATTGCCACAAATGGCGCAATAATCGGAATAATGGTCAGAAAACTCCAAATCTGGCCGTCCAGTACGTGAAATTGGACTATTTTCGTCTATTTTCAGCCTTTTTTCGGGCTTTGTTCCGTTTTCGCTCATCTTTGAACTTTCTCCATGTACCATTGCGATCTACCTCGTATGCGATTGACTCGTCGTGGTCTAAAAACTTCATCAAGGGCCGGTCAGTACGTTGATCGAGAGGTATTTTCGGGCTGTTTTTTGGCTTATTCCGGTGTTTTTTCGACATTATCAACCTCGCAACTCGATTTTTCATCAATCTTACCCTCCATTTGCTCGGCTAACTCGCCCATGACAAGGTCTGAGAGCATCTTCAGGGCCAGCGCATAGTGGACCGGTTCAGGCTCGATTTTACGTTTTTTGGCCTCTTCCATGACCTGCTCCAAAACCTCGCGATTCGCCGTGATCCCGATGCCCTGCTCGCTAATATCGAGGAAAAACTTCGAAATCGTGCAATATCCTTGGATCTGGTCGTCGGTACAGGCGTCCAGATTGTCGATTAGGTCTGTAAATTCACTCATTTTCTATCCTTTCAGTCGCACAGCATCACGTAAAGGCCGTAAGCAACCAGCCCAACCAGCAGGACTATATACAATACTTCTTCGCTCATTCGTCAATCCTCAACTTTCGCCTGATTTGTCGTTGCTTGTTTTCCAGTTCAGATATTCTTTCCTCGAACATGGCGTCATTCGATTGCTGTTTTTCCCTTTCTTCAGGAGATTGCAGCAATACCTCGAACTTACCACCCTCAACCATCTCCGCCATTATCGCGGACTTGGAATTACACGAGCCACACATCCACATAGAACTTCGCCTATTATGATATGCGTATCCGTTAATTATTGACCCACAGTCGCAACATTTCTGATTCGTGGCGTAACTCATATCGCTACTCATCTACTTCTCCTGTTTCCTTACCACCATCGCGCATTCCGTACACATCCATTCTTTCGTCGCGTGATCGTAATACGCATGTCCGTTCAGTTCAATACCACACTCGCAACATTCACGACGCACGGCGATGCTTAAACATTTCATTGGTTACATTTCTTTCGTTTTTTTATGAGCAGCTCATCAACCTCTTTCTTTGATAGATATTTTTTGCGCTGGCACTTTGACTTTTGTTTTTCTTCTTCAATCCACTCTTGAACACGCGCTCGACCTTCCTCTTTTTCTTCTGGCGTTGGCTCGCTCATACTCTCTATTCATCTCCAATCTTGTATGTCTGGAACACTCTCCATGAAGTCACTGCGAACGGCTTAAAACACTTCGCGCACATCACGTCAGGATCGTTCCACACATCGGTGTACCCCCACGAACTTTGACCAATATTAAGTCTAGCCTCGTCGTCGCAGAACATATCATGTGGAGTGCCTTTTAGTTCTTGTGGAAGCGTTCTCTCCCCGCAATATGGACAGACGATATATTTGCCACGAAGTCTCCAGCAGTTATTATAACTTTGTATGGCTGGACATTTATCACGAGTGGTTTCATAGCACTCGATACACAAATCATGCATCTGATATATTAAGTTGCCTTCGTCTGTGGCTTCTATTCTTGCTCCACATTTTTCACATTCGTTTCCCATATTCACATCCTCTGGCCCATACCATTCTACAGGTTCACAAGTATCATTATCACAATACGGACATTCTTGATTGTCCTCTTCATCAATAGCAACCGGATAACAACTTATATGCCATTGACCACATATTCTACAAACTACTTTTGCTACCAGCCACCCTTGACCGCCGTTAGGTATATCTTCACAGCTAAGGTCTTCCATTTCATTCAACCACATATTTTCTAGCAGACTTTTTGGCAACAGCAATCAACCTGCACATCAAGGGCCACGCCTCCTCTGGACACTCTGCGGTTTCTTCAGTGTAGTCCTTTGCTATATCCGCATCAACCTCTTCGAGAACGTCTAGCAAAACATTTTTCCAATCTATGTTTTCTACAGCTAACTCATTTCTCAATTTCGCGTTCACGGCTCTCTCCCTTTTTATCTGACCTCGCAACCTATCTTCAATTGTTTCTTCCGACTTGTTCATACACATCGCTCTACACTCCATGTAGCACCAATAATAAACGGAATTGGATCTTCGAGAAACAAATTCATTGTTTCCTCGTCAGACGCGCCTTCACTACAACCCCATAGCTGGTAGTTTGGTTCGACTTCGATTATAATTTTCATTCATCGTCCTCGTCCGGCATCGCGATTTGTTGGCTCGTAGACCGTAGCCAATCCTTATACGCAGCATCGTCAGAGCCGTCGGATTTGTACACGCTGAGAATCCCATCTTTAATCCCGCAGTCGTACTCGCCAGTAAACTGGTCCGAGACCACTTGGTTTGCGTTTTTGTCGAAATAGAATACTTCGATATATCTGTGCATTAGTATCTCCCTGCCAGACTGATCTGGCTTCCTGAATAACTCAGATACTCACGATGAATATCCATAGTTAGCGTGCTGTTTGTCGGTATCACGACTGCACCAATCTCGTCTCGCTTGAGTACAGGCACATTCTCGATCTTGAAATGCCACTCTTCGATTGGGAACCGACATATCTCCATCCCGTTCGTCACATCGCGAAGGATACATTCTGTATACCTGCTCGGAGCAACCGGAATCTCTCTAACCGGTACTACTTTCGGCTCAGCCAGCACGACTTTCTTCTCGTCCGCATCAACTATCTTCGCCTCGACCTGTGGCATCTTCTCGACCGGCCCGACACCTATTGTCTTGATCGTCGCACCGCCGATACCGAGCAGGCCGAGAAAGCCACGCCTATCAGTTTTCATCGTTGTCCTTTTTTTCCTTGTCGCGACCAGTCAACCCTCGCCTGAACTCGGTCATGCCTTTACCTAAATCGCCCATCACTCGCGGAAGTTTACCGGCACCAAAAAGTACCAGTACAATAAACGCGATTATGACCATTTCCCACGGTCCTACTCCACCACCAATCATATCTTTCTCCTTTCGTAAATTGGTTGCCGTTCAATTACCATAATACCATTATACCACAAATGAGGAACCTTTGTCAAGAGGTTTTGAGAAAGTTTGTGAAAACCTCTTGACAAGCAGTGTGGAGCTATGGTATAATGGAAGTGGTATGAACAAGCGGGTAAATACAGAAAGGAGATGCGAAATGAATAATTACCCACCGGGAGTAACAGGTAGCGAGCCACAGATAGTAGGTGATGAAGAGTTTGAAGAACTGTGTGAATGGATCTACAAGACGATGGCGATGTATGGTATCACAATTTGTGATATCAAGTGTTCGATAGCTGATTCGATAGGTGATGATGAAATGAACATGGGGAAAGTGAGGTGGCAGGATGTATATTGAAAACCTCGACGAAAGGTACGAAGCCGTCCAACGTTTAGACGACGTCGAAAAGTTCATCTTCTACTTCATGGGTAAGTCGGAATGGACGTGGCAGGAAGAATGGACCCACGGACAGCTGGCCCGAGAGAAGGAAGAGCTGGAAGCTGTTATAGAAGAATGGGACAAGGTAAACTCTTGACACCGGTGATCGGGTTCACCGCAAAAAAAATAAAAAAAGGAACGACGAATGAAACTGACACAAGAGCAAGTCGACAACATAAACGAATTCTTCTTCTTCGACATGGAGCCAACGTTGGTAACTGGGACAAGAAGCGTCAACGAATTGGGTATAAAACCACTGTGCGACGCCTGCGGACAACGCGCCGATGTCGTAGTAACTCTTGATGATAATCCAGCATGGTTTGAAGAAGAGGAAGAAGAAGCCGAAGCCACCCAAACATTCATCTGCGGCACCTGCCTGCAAAACATGATCGCGATGATCGAGAAAAAGCAAAAAGAGCCGTGCATATAAAACAGAAGCCGAAAGCAATTCCAAAACATCTGTGTAAATCATGCGCGATATGGATAGGTTGCAGGTGGGTCTCGACTCGAGATATGGAAACTGAACCTATTGCAACGAACCATCTGCTCTGCCAAGAATGTTATAGGAAACGGTTCCTAGTTTACGCGCACATGATGATGGACGACGGGTTCGGACGACCTACGATTAAACAGTGGCTCGACGGACAGGAACACGGAAACACCGATTGGCCGGTCGATTTCGATATGGACAGGCCGGTCGAACAGGAAAAAATGGAACAGCCGTATCAGGTCACGTTGGCCGGTGCGGAACTGGACACGCCGATAATGGAGATCGTGGACCGGTGGCGGTGTCTGGATGTATTTGTCGGGGAAGATAGTAAACGATATGAAAGGTGCAGAAAATGAACTACGCTGTACAGGCAATGCAGGAAAAACCTTCAGACAAGAATGCGGAACTTATAAACGAAGGTATTGTACAAATACTCTGTCCAGACATTGTGACTGCAACCACATACGGAAAACTGCTCTCTCTACCAATCGGGGAAGTACACAACGTCGTGGATAAAATCAGGGTCATCGAGTTCAGAATTATCATGGAACTCGAAAAAAACGAAGAAGGCATATGGCATGAGCCGACACAGATCGACAGAATGATCGAAGAGGTAGAATAATGGAAGCCGTGACAGCTGACAAGAAAAAAATAACAACAGTATATTACGAAACCACGGTATACTCGTCGGGTGAAGCGTTCGAGATATTAGAGGCGCAGAATTTCGAGGGCGACAACGTAACAACAGAAGTCGCGAGCTATGCCTATGGACTACACTTGATTGTCTACGACGGCAAACAGGTCGTGGGCCGGTTCCGTCGCTGGGTGGGAGTCGTGGTGACGCCGTGAAGATAGCCGACCACAAACACGCCTACTGCATCGAATGTCTCTCGCACACCGGCCCGTTCATCGAGTTTGGCGACGAGTTTAGCACACACGAAATGTTCTGCTGGGACTGTATCAAAAAGGCCAACCGGATGCTGGGCGAGGATGCAGCTGATAAAGACGAGAAGCTGGCCCGAACCATCGAACAAGTCAAAAAGGCAGGCTGGGGCGAAGATCTTGAACAGGATATAATCGACATGCTGCTCGAAGGCAAAGAGCTTACAATGAAGTTCAGGGAGCTTGGGCGATGATTGAAATAGTAGGTGGCGGGTACGAATATGGCGAATGCGACTGCTGTAAGAAAAAAGTCGGCAAGGCTGTAAGGTATATGAAGTCGTTCAAAGCGTGGGCCACACCAATGTATTACATCTGCGAGGACTGTATCGTGGAACATATAATCAGCAGGATTCCAGCAAAGGAAGAGTCGTTCACAGGTGGGGAAGGTGGCCATATACAAGACTGGCACGGAAGGGAAGGTTGAGATGATCGAGATAGTCAAAGACGATACAATACAGCGATGCGATAGCTGTGCAGGATGGTTCCGCTTGATGGCGGTGATAACCAAGTACGACGAACACTATCCAGACAGCCATAGGGACCGCCCACAGATATGCGCCGACTGTCTGGCAGCTGGTAATAGGAAGATGCTGGCAGCGGAGATCGTGGCAAGACTGAAGGAGGGAAGCTGATGGAAGTCACAATGATACCGGACGCGAACATGAAAACCTTCAAAGACGGCTCGCGATACCCGTACTGTGACAACTGCGAATCCAACGGGCCGGTGATAGTAATTGACCAAGAAACGGAAGACGATAGCACGACCACGCTGATGCTATGCGCCCACTGCCTAAAGAAAGCGATGTACGCAGTCGAGGCCGAAGAGATGCGGGTCAGGGCGATACGGAGAAAGGCGAGGAAAGGCAGATGAAGACCACAGTCGTCAACCGGCACAAGGAACAGTTCGACGTCTACATAGGCCGAGGCTCGAAGTGGGGCAACCCGTTCGTAATAGGCCGAGACGGTAACCGCGAACAGGTAATCGAAATATATCGTCAATGGATAAAAGGTCAACACAAGTTGCTGGCCGACCTGCACGAGCTGAAAGGCAAAAGACTCGGGTGTTACTGTAAGCCGAAAGCGTGTCATGGAGATGTGTTAGTGGAGTTGGTGGAGGCCGGTTTTTCTGAAAAATAGGAAAAAATAAAAATGGACAAGCTCAAAAAACTCGAAGCTGCCTTGGTGTGGATTCGCAAAAACGCCGAGTGGATCAAACTATACGACCGAACAGCTCAACTATGTAAACAGTGTGGCCGTACACGCAATATCCCAGACGATGAACCGTGCGGAATCGAGATGAAACGAAAAGGACGGTACGGGTGCGACTTAAGCTGGCACACGCTCCACGGTAAAGGCGAAACATACATCGACGCAATACTCGACCTGTACAATAGGAAATGTCATAGCAAAAACAAGATCAAACTTCGCAGGCTGGTTAATGGCGAAGCTGAGGAGAAAGAATTGTGGCCGTAAGACACTGCTGTTGGAACTGCCATGAGTACTGGGTAATCCCGCCAGAAGGATGGAACGGCAAAACGGCTCTGGTCTGCTCCGAGGAATGTGCGGAGGAGTATAGAAATCGGGCGTGGGCCAAGAAAGTATACGCTGCACTGGACGGAGATGGTAGGAGCGATTTTTCTGAAAAATAGGAAAAATTGTGTGACACCCAAACACCCAGAACTACACCCCCCTGTCAAGCATATACCCCGCCCTTTGCACATGTTCACTTTTCTGAACACGCACGTTTAATTTTCTGAACATCGGCCTTTTTTATGTTCACTTTTCTCAACATCGGCATGTTTAATTTTGTGAACGTATGTTTAATAATGTGAACGTCAACCTAGTTGCATTGCCCCGGATCCCGGCTCTCGATGCCCCGGAGAGAGCCCAAATAATGCCCCAAATAATGCCCCAAATCAGACCGGGAGAGAGCCGGGATCCGGGAGCCCCGGAGAGAGAGCCCCGGAGAGAGAGCCCAAATTTGCCCGGAGAGAGCCGATCCGATCCGGGGTATACCTTGCCCCAAATCCCGGATCGGATCGGATTATACCCCTAATTTGCCCCATTACGCCCGGGATGGAATACCCCGGAGAGAGCCGGGATCCGGATCGGGATTTGCCCCGGCTCCGGGGCTCCCTCATAATGCCCCAAATTTGCCCGGAGAGCCCCAAATAATAAGAGCCCCGATCCATGTTACCGGATCGGGGCTCGATGCCCGGGATGGGGCTCTATTAGACGGATCGTGCTATACTCTCCCGGGCTCTATTGGATCGGCTCCCATGGACCGGAATTACCATACCCCGTAGCGCGCCTATAGTCCGGAGCCGGGGGGATTCCAAATCCGGGATCGATCCCATGAACGGTTTCACAACTCCCCTGCACAACTGACAATCTGCACACTCTCTCCCGGAGAGAGCCGGACACACAGTCTCCCATGGGAGCAAATCTGATTTTATCAATTCCAAATCAGACCGGGGATCCGTTCGGAAGGTATTCCATCCCATGGAATGAGCCCGGGCGCATTCGTCCAAATTGTCAACACTAGCACATACCAGATACCGGAGCCGGGGATCGGCGCTCTCCCATGAATGAGTGTACCCCGTCCACCCGATCTTTGGTCTTGCTCTATACCGGAGCAAATCCATCAAGACATTGATCGGGAGAGCGGCGGGATCCCCATATGAGCCGATCCGGATCGGTTTGTTATTTGGAATGAGCCGGGGATCCGTGAAATCATATGAGCCCCGTTTATAAGCTCTATAAACGGATCCGGGCGCTTGGTGGGGGAGCACATAACATCCGGATCCGGATCGGAATTTACACTCCCCACACACACTCCGATCCGCTCCGGTCTTGACGGCTTGGCATGGACTCATGTCAGACCGTATGATCCAACTCTGCACCATATCCCCGGTCTTGATATTTTGGGATTTGCTCTCTAATCCGGAGAGCACACACAGGATCTTGTTTCCATCTATTTGGGATTTGCCATTGTAAACTATCGTGCTATTCGCATTCATGATTTTATCCCCTTTACGTAATCCATCCCGTATACGGCGGGACGATGCCAATCCACCCGACACAACTCATCGATCGCCAAATCCAACTCATCAAGGGACCGTACCGCTCGAAACATCCGGACGATCCGATCCCGGTCTGATACGCTCCGGACCCGCTCCCGGGCAAATCCGATCCATCTCATAGATTCCGCAAATACTGATATCATGATACGGCCCCCTCATCAACTCCGATCCCGTAGTTGTCCAACAACTCATCGATCCACCCCATGAGCGCGACATATCCCGGATCGACGCTATCCCGGAGCCCTATAGACGGATCGTCCGGAGCGGATCCCTCATCTATCAACTCATCCCATCTCTCTATCAACTCATAGACTGTCAACATGGTCTCAACTCCCGGGGCTCTGCCCCTTGACGGCTCCCACCATGGGAGCCCCATTAACACCGTGATCTTATCATATCCCCGGGCCCCTGTCAAGAACAAAAATAAGTAATAAATCCGGAGCCCGATCCGGAGCCCGGGATCCCGGGGCAAATCAGGGGCAAATCCGGGGCAAATTATGAGCCGGGGATCGGGGCTCCGGGAGAGCCGATCTGGGAGCCGGGATCCGGGAGCGGGATCGGGCTCATAATAAGACCACGCGCCTACACGTACAATTCCCATGCCATGTAGCAAAAAGTAAACATGTCTCATTAAGCGTTTAAATTCTAAACGAGACAGTCCGATTACAATTCTGTAATTTTAAACATCCGATCTGGCATGAATCTTGCGTGGGGGATATCACGCACTGAACATATGTTCAGTACCCCCTCTATATATGGGCAGATATCGCCATGTGTGTGTGTGTGTGTGTGTGTGTGTGTGTGTGTGTGTGTGTGTGTCGCAAAATGAAACACTGGGTGAAATCACGCAGGCAAGAATCGTGCCAGACTGGCCAGAAATCGCGCAACGTCCGATAATGTACGTTATGTAACGTTATCTGGACACAAAGTGGGGTATATCACCCGATTTTGGGGCATTTCACCCAGCAAAATCAACGCAAACGTTTGCGTGGCCTGAATTACAATTTCGAAAGTAAACGTTTGCGCCCCAACAGCCCGGCTTTGTGATGCAAAGTGCGAATAATGAGGTCGGCTCGGGTGTGTGTACATCCAGCGTACATGTGTGTGTGCGTGTGTGTCCGCGTGTGTGTCAGAAATCCTACCAAAATGTATGAATTACGAAATTGTAATCGGGAAAACTGGCCGAAAATTTGCAAAAACCCCTTATTTTCGCACTTTTTGTCAACAGAAAAATTTGCACGGAGCGCATATTCCCACCTTCCAGACCGTCTGTACATTCGATGTACATACCCTGTACACTGAGTGTACGTCATTATTGTATACGACTGTATACATTTTGTATACACTTTGCCGTAACCTGTTGATTAGCAACAGTTAGCAGATATGTGGCAGATATAGGAACCATTGCTTTTTGAAACGACTGCTCAGATGTTTGTCTGAATCGTTCCGATCTTTTCCCTGTTCCGGTAGCTTGGATTGTGGTTACCATTTCCCGTCAGGCTTTCGAGAATCGTTTCTAACGGACGGGATTACTCTGGACGACTCTCGGGTAGGGTACCACCTTGGTCGGGCCTTAGAAGCGAAATTTGGAGGCCTCTGGTTGGTTCTGGTTGACCTTGGACTGTTGGTGATGCTGATGCTGGCTCGAAAGGCGGTAAAATTGGCGTGTAACGGGCGAAGTGATCGTGGGGCAGGTCTTGGTATACCTTGGATATAAAAAAGGCCCCCTGAACGTTGTACTGTCCAGAGGGCCGAGCCTGATGCCGGTTACAGGGACTGTTGCCTTTTGATGCTGCCCATCCACCGGTTGGCGAATGTTGCGAGGTCTTTCTGAAGTTTCGGGCGGACGAGCGTTTTGCCGTTGTCGAACTGGACTGCGACTTGATACATACCGAGGCTGTCCTGCCGGTACGTCATCGGGTAGACTTCGCCGTTGAGGTCTGCCAGCAGGAACGTCATATCAGGGTCGCTCATGAGGTCGCCGTTCTGTTCGAAGTAGTGGGTGACGCTGTAGACTTTGCCGAGGGGCGTTTGGGTCAGCAGGTGGACTGAGACCGGCATGTAGGTACCGTTGCTGTTGTCGACCTTCCGGCCTTCGCCGTACTCGGTGATACCTGCGATTAGTTTCTGGAAAGTCTTGGTTGCGGTCTTGCTCAAGCTTTTCATTCTGTCTTCTCCTTGGCCGTTGTTGCGTTTGCCTGTTGATGGTAATATAGCATACTTGGCTATGATTTGTCAACCCCCTTGTCGAAGGCAAAAGAATGGCCCCCGAGTCGATGTTGAACCCGAGGGCCGAGGTTGTTCTTGATCGGCCTCGATCTGCACGTCCTCAACAGTCCATGAAAGATCGGCGTAGGTCTGCTCTTCCTGCTCGAGTTCGAGCATCTCTTTCCAGAGGTCGTTGCGGACTGCTCGGAGAGTGTTATCTTTTGTGGTGGGATCGACTTCGTTGTCGATAACCGTGTCGAGGGTTTCTGCCAGCTTGCCAATTCTTTCTGCGAGTGTCGTTGCGTCCATGATCGTGCCTCCTTAACTGCGGGTTTCGGTTACTGACTCTGACATACTATACCACAAGTCACTACCAAAAGCCAAGAACTTTTTCGATTGAATGCCACGGCTATCCCTCGGGCTGGTCGAGTTTTGGTAGTTCGTCGATGAGCCTGTCCACCAGCTTGTCGGACGGCATGACTTCGTCAACCTGAATTTCTTGCCGGTTAGCCTTCAGGTTGCTTTCAGTCCTGTGAATTTCCCATACCGTCATGATGTTATACATGAACTCGCAGAGCTGGTCATCTGCCATAACGGTATCTGGACTAAGGTCGTCAATGCTGATGCCATTTTCGAAAACAACCATAATGTCGGCGTCTGCATAGACCACCGCCTCGAGTATCCGGTTGTTTATTTGCTGCTTGAACGACCAGACCTGCAAAACGAGGTCGGCTACGGGAATGTTGTAATTGGTACGTTCGATTTTAGCTTCCATTGTGATTCTCCTTCGTTCGTTAGCAACTTCCTGCACAATCATACTTCAGGCCTTCGGATGAACTCGCGATTTTGCTGATTAAACTGAACAGCCTCTCGACACGCTCATAATCGCCGTCACGAGCGTTGTCGTCATCGATACGAGCCTGAATAGCGGTAGCCGTATTCCACATCCTGTCGACAATCGTACTGAGCTGGCTGAGTTGCTCTTGAGCATCATCCGCAGCTTTCCATAATTGGCTAATACGTTCACTTTGCGTTGCCATGATCTTACCCTCCATTAGCAGATGGCCTCGTCTCGGGTCTCTGCCCGTTTCCGATGCAGTGCATACTGCCAGACCGAATCCCAGTGCCTTTCGTTGTCCCTGAGTGCCATGTAGATTGCATCGCCCAGCTCGATGGTCTCGTTTTCCAGCATGTCGTTTATCACGTTCGTGTAGTGGGACGACTTGACAGATGCCTCTTCCATGAGCTGGTCCGGTGTCATGTGGCCCGTCTCGATGACCATGTCGAGCAGGTCGATTTCATGTTGGGTTAGTACCATCGTTCTTGTCTCCTATAGCACGTTCGAGAAACCAACTGCGACTACTTTGTACTTGCAGATGACGGTGTCTGATTTGCCCCACTTGTTCCTGACGATGTTCTTGGCGTACCTGTCGGCCTTAGCTTCGGACAGGAACGTCTTGGTAACTTCACCATCTCTCACATCCACGTATTCGATTTCCCATCTGACTCCTAGCTCGGCCATTACTTAGCCCTCCACTTCGGTATATGCGTTCTTGCGTTTGCCAGAGTATGCGTTCATGTCCATTTCGAGGTGGTCAGCCTTACACCATACGCCGGTCGCCCGTTCGAGGTTATACACATAAGGGCGTACCATAATGCCGACCAAAAAGTGGGCCTTCATCTTGCCATCTTTCCCCTCAAAAACATCACGGGCCAGAACGATAGCGCGTCTGCCACCAAACAGCCCGTCGAGGTCTTCCTTGATTACTACCTGTTCTCCGATGTCGTACATTGTATAGTATCCTATGTTGCCTCGCTGTTAATCCGTTCGATGTTGACCTTGACTATCTCTGGCATGTCGTATCTCATGAACCAATGCCCCCGAGCACATGCCCGAGGGCGACCAATGCCACCCTAGCTTATGCGGGTAGCATCGACCTGAGTGTCGCCCAACTCGATCAGAACGCTCTGACCGAGGGCTACGTCTTTGGGATTGCAGACGTAGCGGAACGCTTTAGGCAGCCGATCAATATCGACCACCTGCGGGTCGGCGACCAGTTCGCCACCGACGAAGTAGGAAATGAGGAAAGTCTTTTTCATAATGTCCTCCTTGCTTTCGGTCGGGAGCCAATCTCCCAACCACCTAACGATACATACTATACCACATCTCGGGCTGAAAGTCAAGGAAAAAATGACAGCCATTTCGACCAATGTTTATAGGGGTTTTGTGAGGTGACGTCCATTTCGGCCTAATATAGCTGGCTAAAATAGATCGCCACCTCGAAAAACCTGTTTCAACCTGTCCTGTCGGCCCTGTCGGAGCGGTTCTTTGTGGCAGGGGTTGGGGCGACTGCGTCGCATGGCCTCATGCCGGCTTAGTCGTCGCCACGTCCCCTGTCACGCACTTCGATCATCAGGTCTCGGCAAACTATCCTCGGGTTGCAATATTGCCAGTCAGGCCGGTTGTCCAGAGCATCGAGAAGTTTGAAATAGACTTCCCGTGCCTCGTCGAGTGTCATATAGTATTTGGTTGCAAAGGGAGAATAGATACCGCCATTAGGCCCCAGTATCTTATAGTCAAACTCGAGACTGCATACATCTGGACTCCTTTCGGTACAACCACGCCAGACATTAGCGTAATTCCCTATACCGTCAGTCATGACTAACCACTCCTTGGCTTCAGCCGGTGCAGCGATGGCGTAGTAACCGACATCTAACAGGTAACGAGCCTTCTCTGTAGCTTCCTCTTTAGTGACCAGAACAGGCTTATCACAAAAGGTTCCTGAGTCTGGTTTACTATATATAAGACTTCGTTTATGTGGCATTACGACAACCCATTTCTTCGCACTATCGGCCCACTCGAATATCGTCTTGCCGGTGATGTTGAAGACCAGATTGGCGACAGTTCCCCGTGCGTCCATAAGGTCTCTTTGCGATTCGCCGAACATGCCATATGCGCTCCGATCTATGTCATTATAGACCTTGGCAAGATCGTGTAGGTCGAAAATTTTACACCCGACGATGATAAATGTTTCGTACAGCTCGATGGAATACTTGAGCCTGTCGCTCGAGTTGACTCGTGCAAGTAATCTCTGCATTGCTTTGCTCCTTATCACTTTCGTTCCTGTTACCTTACCCTCGTTACCCTGTTGACCTTCGTGGTCTCTTCACCGTTATACATGTCATGCGCCTTGATGGTCAGCTTGACTCGGATAAATTCTTCTCGAGCATCGCCATCTTCGTCTGTCCATGCCGGTGCGTTGCTGGCGAACCACGTCAGCTTCTGGCCCTCTGGCGTTACCATCTTAACGAGCGTGGGGTCGCCCCATTCGCTGAAAGACCTCACAGTCGCCGTGTAAACGACTTTTACGTCGACCTCGACCCTCTTACCCACCTCTCCGAAGAACGTGGACGCTGGGGCCGGTGAGGCGAGTTCTGAGGCTTTTCTGTCTGCACGTTTGACCGCCATAGGCACCGAGGCGATAATCCCGAGCGTCCGGTCGGTCACCATACCGGCATCGGCGCAGGTGCGGACGTTGTGCAGGTAATCGTTCGACGCATCTTTCGATATATCCGAAACCCACGCCTTGACCTTCTCGACACGCCCGTTCAATCTCGTGCGAGTTGCCTCGTCCAGAGCGTTGAATTCTTTGCCGAAGTCGAGCCACCGTTTGCCGTTCGTGACAATATCCCACGCCTCGTACTTTGTAGCCTCGATGTTCTGGAAGGCGTCACTGGCTTTGTGGTAACCTTTAGTCTCGACGAGTATGGTCGCAACCATCAGGAACCGGTCGAAGTCAACGGCGTCGATGTTGCACCCGCTGAAGTTGTAGTCCTCGAATTCAGTGAAATATCTTTCCAGACGGAGCAGTCTGCTCGCCGAGAATACCAGCGTTTCAGGAGAATGTCCGAGGAAATCTTTAAGGCAGGTCTTGCCGACTTGCTTGTACTCGCCGGTCTGCTCGTTGAAAAGCACATAAGTGTTCGAGCGTCGACGATTATGGCCGCAGTGTTCGCAGGTGTTGTCGGCTGTCCGGTATTCGATGGGGCATTCCCTGTTGGGAACCGTGTTAACTATGTTGCCAGCACCGCCGCCGGAAACATGGTCGATACGTGCGACGATTTCCCAACCCGCCACGACGATTGGCTCGGGGGTCGTGATGGTTACTTCACGGCATGCTATGTAGACGACTGGTATCTGATAGAACCCGCAGTCGGCTACTCTGGCCAGTTCGTCGACAACATAATCGCCAGAGGTCTGGTAGTATTCTACTTTGGTGATTTCGTCCGATACCGTGACCTGAATTTCTGGCAGTCCAAGTCGACGTGCTTTGCGGTTCAGGGTCTCGATACGATTGGCGAGGTAGGCCATACGCTCGACCGGCACCATGATAGTACGGGGCTGGTTCTGTTCATCTTCGTGGCAGTACGTGCAGATGACATCGCCGTTCTCGCCGTATTCATAATCGAGATCGGAAATGTCTTCGTGGCACTTGCTGCATTCTACTTTTGGTTCGGCGTGGTTGCCGTTTAGGTACTGCGTGAAGTCCGTCATGGTCTGTCTCCGTGTTGCCTCTTCTCAACCTGTCTGTACTTAGTATACCACAAATCCACCCAGTTTGTCAAGAGGTTTGTTAATACGTTTGACGGGCATCTCAAGGCCGACTCAAGAAGCCCCGAAATGCCCGTCGGGTTGTGGAGGTATATCATGTTAGCTTGGCGGAATATCGAGCTGATGCACTCCGTTCTGGTAACCGTCCGTAATGACCAGTTTGCCGGTCGAGCAGTTGTACACGAGCAGACCAGCGTCACCGTCTGGGCCGTTGCCGTATGGCAGGACACCAAGTCCACGGTTACCATCGATCTGTTCATGACAGTGACCGATCAGTCGGGCCATGCTGTAGTCCTCATCGCCTTCGCGCATCCGAGGAATTGCACCTCTGACCAACTCTATTGACCGACTCCCTGCGCCGTGCAGGTACATCTCGCACGGGGCATGTCCATACTTGCTCTCGACTCTCACTACCGCTCTGTCGCCCATTGCATGTCTCCTTATGGTTTGCCGTACATCCTATATGCACGGAAGTTTCCAGTAACCTTTGCCAGCACCGCCCAGCACATCCATACATTTTATAGCTGCATCTCTGGCGTACTCGTTCCGACCGTCAATGTTTGTGTTGGTCGCCATAGTGTCGAGCCAACATAGGCACAGTTGCGTGAACGCCTGTTGCAATGTCCGGTGCTTACCCTTCATTGCGAATGCGAAATCATCCATGTCAGGTCTGCTCGACAGATTCACGAAGTCTGCCATAACATTCGCAACATCTTTCGGGTCGCTCAGGTCGACCGATACGTTCTCATACCATTTCTTGTCAGCCATTGTCAATTCTCCTTTCTTCAACAGACAGTTCATCTATGAACCGTTTCTGCCAGTGCGCAGATGCTTTGTTTGCCAGAAGCATAAACTCGTCATGTGGCAACATACCCTCATCCGATAGCGTCTCTAGGATGAAACGTACCTTTGCCCTGTATGCGTTCTTGGCTGCACGTTCGACCTGTTCTCCTGTCAGCGTTTCTATCATCACACACCTTCCTTCCTACCGGCGAACAACGCCAGTTCTTCTGCTCCGACCTCGAACCGTTTGCCGGTCAGAGTGTCACGAAATACGACTGCCTTGACCTGCCGACCGAGCTTCACGTACCCGATACGCTCGAGGTACATGTACTCGGAAAGGATTCTGTCAACCGCTCGGGCTGCTTCAAAGATGTTCAACATAGTCTGTCTCCTTATGCTTCTTTGTAACCTGTTGCCAATGGCCCACGACGACCGCACATGATGCAGTAGCCGTCTGGGTCAGTATAAGCGTCACAGTTCTTGTGCAGGTACCCTCGGATGGCCCTGTCGAAACTGAACTGGACGTATTCCCATCTGTCGGTACCGGAACCTGTGACCACGTCCGGTTCCCCGTCGACCGGTTCCAACATGCATTCAGGAACGGCCAGAAGATCCATACCGTACGAGTCGTGTCGGACAGCGATTGACCGTTCGACTGGGTACACCGGCAGACCGTTCTCTTCGGCCATGTGGAAGTGTACCATCCACTTCTCGAAATGTATGCCACCTTTGTACGGGATGGCACCCAACCGTTCAACCAGAACTGCTTTGCCTTCGTGCTGAAGTTGCATCGGAATGTCTTTATATATGCTGACCGTCTGTCCTGTTTCGAGCACTGCCATTGTCTTGGCCTCCTTGTTGTTTCCGTTATTCCCAACCTGTCTGGCACCTAATATATCACAAACAGGTACCACTTGTCAAGGACTTTTTTCGCGCTTGTTTCAAGCAGGTTTTACAGTATGAACCAAACACTGCCTGATGCACGTCAAGTTCCAATGGATTACACGGTACGCTCACCCAGACATGAGCGTTATACCTCTGGACGTACCCGCCACGCTCATACTTCTTATTCTTCTCACAACCACACAGTGTAACTGTCTTGCCTGCTTCGTTCCGATAACATATGTGAGTCTTCGTGGACTCTTCGCCAATCCAGCATATGCGATATTCTGTAGCCATTGTCATTCTCCTTCTGTTGATTGCCTCACTGTGATCCTAGTATACCACATCCAGACGGAAAAGTCAAGAACTTTTTTCACTTTCATTCTACTGGCCATTTTCAACCGTGGTTGAAAGCGTTGAAACCTAGGTTGAAACTTGCTTGTCCAGCACCTATCTTATATACTATCTTATATACTATCTAATATACTATAGTTATGTGCCAGCTAGGTGGGCCACCTGTCACACTGTCACACTGTCACACTGTCACATAACTCTGAACCACCCTTAAGACTATGGCGTTGCACGACTTACAGACGAAATTCAAAATGGTTAATTATTTACATGCAGATTTTTCATTATTCGCATTAGCTGTCAGACTTGCCTTTATCCATTGGACTTACGACTTCTGTGCCATATAGCCTAGGTCGTGGTAGGCCACCTTGTGAATAGTGAGACCAAGCTGGACTTTGTCAACTCCATACCTTAGCACCTATAGCATTATCAGCATTATTAGTCAACCGACTTCGAAAATTTAAATAAATCCTAGCAAACTCGAACATTTCTGTTGGAACGTGCTGGGCTGGCTGGGTTTCTGACTGGCCAAAAAGCGAAGTAATAATAATGCTAACGGCCCGTTTGGCCCGTTTCTGACACCTTGGCACGGGTCTTGCTTATACATATGCATCTGATTTGAAAGGAGGTGATTCGATGAAGCTGAAAGCAAAACTGGACAGGGAAGTTGGCAACCTCGGAGACGTTCAATATTACGTCCTGAAAGTCGAGACTGACAAAGGCGTAGAGTTCACCTTCCGTCTGTCTTGCAACGATTACAGGCCGATTGCCGAACTGGAAAACGGTTCTCTTGCACGTCTGTCACACTATGAGGCCCGTGACGCTATGGATTTGATGGCACGTCTCATCAATAAAGAGATAGCGTGATCGGCATTTCTCGGCAAAACTGGGGTAGAATTTGAGGTCGGTCTACACGCCGATCTCATTTTACCCCTATAAACATTGGCTAAAAAAGTTCTTGACTTTTGTCTCGAATTAGTGTATAGTATGTATGCAAGGTTGGGACAGTAAGTACAGCCAAGCAGAACGGCAGTCTGGAGATTGAGGCTCCGATAAATGCGAACGGCAGGACTGCCAAGCTCATTGACAGTTGAATAAATACGAAACATGCGACAAGATTCAGATGCCATACCACTGAGTGGATTCGAGCTGAGATAGGCAATGTTTCGTTGCGCCGGTGCTGGTGTAGCCCCGTGGAGAACCATTTGGGAGATAAGCCGACATGAACGTGTCGCAAAGGCACCAGCACCGGCAGGTCGGCGCACACATAGTAAGTCGCCAGAGTAAAGCGAAAGGAGCGGGTTGATCGCCGTGTACTGGGACTGGGTGCTGGCGCAGGCGCGATGCGAAAGTCCGCGAGTAGGTCGCATATGTGTGTGTCGACCATATAAAGTTTTCGAGTGGCCGCACGAGCTGGCAGTTTCACCCCAATCTGGAAGGTCTGCGAAACAGGCCATATAGGGGAGTATCGGGAATTGATCAGTCCGACTGAGACGCTGACGAAACTAATCGGGAATTAACTCGTAGATGGCGTATGGCGCGAGGGGTTGAGTCCTCGGGCTGTCAGTACTCGTCGAGCCACTTTTAAGCACTGGATGTCGACGTTGGTTCGAATCCAACCGTAGCGGCCGCTGGCATAACATTAAGCCCTGTCCTACTGAAAAGGTAGTAAGGCTGTCAGCATATGAGATCACTCGGCGTAGCTCAGAGGTCAGAGCGGTTCAGTGCTTATAGAATTTGGCTGGACGTTACCGTCTGTTGCCGAGACCCCGCTGGTAACGGCGGGAGCGGTGAAATTCCGTGGTAACGTCCGAACGAAATTTTCTTCTTGACAAACGATATTGACTTGTGGTATACTAGGTTCAGAAGATAAGGAGATTGAACATGGCACTTCAAATTGAACAAGAAAGAGTCAACCGGATAGCTCGGCGGGTACGGAAGTCTAATCTGGACTTTGTCGAGGGCCAGCTCGAAGCGATACAGCTTCTGGCTGAAAGCATCGTGCGAAATGACCCTGACCGGCAGGGTCTCGTTGCCCAGCACATTGTCAATCGGGTTGGTCGTGCGCTGAGGAATTTGGACGCAGCACGTAACGCATAAGGAGACAGATTATGTTTATGACCAAGGCTGAAGCATGGAAATATGAAAACACGGTCACCTGCGGGTTCTGTAAAGATTGGATCGACCCGAACGAATGCGACGAGAATTCCGAGTTGCTCGATTGGATCGGCGACGAGAAGGATGCCGACTACGAACTGTGTGATCGGACTGACGAATTGCATGTGTGCTACGATTGCGCAAAAGAGTTGAAGGTCGAGATGGAAGCACGGAAGTCCAACTGGGACGAGGTGGCAGAAGGAATGGCGTGGCCCTACAAGTAAGGGTCGCGCTGTTTCTATGTGTGTGTGTGGAGGTGAACATGAACAGCGTTGTTGCTAAATGTCCATATGATGGATGTCAGAGAAAGATGGAACTGTTCTTCGATATATTCGAAGGCCAGTACGCAACGTGCGAGCATTGTGGCAAACTTTTCTGGCTCGAGTTGGAAGTCGCCATAATCAGCACATCAACACATAAGCTGAAAGGATATGAATAGCATGTACCATAAAGAACTTATCGAACAGTTGGAAGATTACTCGTTCAGGTCGGGTTACCTGAAGTCGAGTCTGGTACTGTTGGTCAAGGCTATTGAGTCGCATCTCGATTGCAACGACACAGAACCTGATAGCTGGCTCAGACGGCAGCTCGAAAGAGAACGCAAGACCCTTGAGCTTATCGCCGAGGCTGACAAAAGGAGAATGGCATGTATTGGAAGATAATGTTACCTGCAATCGTGATCGCGGTGTTCGTCTGCTGTATGGCATGTGTTGTGCAGTACGAGCGGAATGACATAGAACGTATCGAGAAGGCCGACAGGCTGCATATGATAGAGCCACCTGTATTCGAACCGGCCAACACGACAGAAGTGGCCCATATGGCGAATTCGGGCGACGAGCCGGTGTACATGGTAGTACGGTATGAGGTGGCTGAGTCGGAGACGGGCTGGGAGACGGCTGCGGTCTTCGAAGTCGGCACGGGCCAGAAACTGAAGATAGAGGTTAGTGAATAGGAGAGGACAAGTGATATGCTACTCAACCAATCACACGTCAAACAGTATGCGAAGTCGCTCAGGCCGAACCTTCGAGTCAGCTCGTCGTACATGGCTGCACTCAACGCCAAAGTTGCAGAGTTGATCGAAGCGCATGTCGGTGTTAACGGGTCGAGGAAAACTATGACCGATGCCGTGATAGATTATTGTTCGCAGGCGAAGGCATTGTCGAACGTGGACAGAAAGAAAGTCAGATAAACCTCTTGACAAACACCACCTGTTTGTGGTATAATAAATCAGAAGGTTAGAAAAGGTTGACATAGGGTCGACCTAAAATGCTCGGCAGAGTCCGAGGGTAAAGGAGCCAATCATGGCCAGAAAAATCAGCGCAGCAACGAGAGCAAAGAGAGCTAAAGAATCGAAAGAAAGAGTCCGAGGCGTGATGGACACTATCATCTACGCTTTCGAGAACGGGACAGTAGCACCGGCATTAGCCCAGCGATGGCTCGTTCCTGCGGACGTACCGCAACGCAAATGGTCAATCCGAAACCAGATGCTCTGTGCGCTGGCTGGTGCGACTGATGCCCGTGGCTACAAGCTATGGCGTGATATGGGCCGTGAAGTGGTTAAAGGTAAATCTATCCGACTGCTTCGTCCGAACATGGTTCCTGTCGAGGAAGTCAATCCCAATACCGGCGAACTCGAAAAGAATTATGTCATGCGTGGGTTCAGATGCTTCGCAGCGTGGGACGTTTCCAATACGACCGGTCCTGAAGAAACTCTTCCAGCATACCTTGCCGAACATAAGAAATTCGTCGAGTCCCTACCTCTGGTCGAAGTGGCACAGAAGTGGGGCATCAACGTCATTGTCGGTGGCGGGAACGATAACAGCTCGACTATGGGATGGTTCCAGCCACGTACGCAGACTATCAAGCTGAACGTGGAGAATCTTTCGACGTGGACGCACGAGCTGATACATGCTGCCGACTACCGGCTTGGAAATCTAATCCACGACGACGAAACATGGCTGACCGAAGCAGTAGCTGAACTGGGCGGTGCGGTTCTTCTGAGCCTGATAGGCTACAAAGATGACGCCGACCTCGGTGGGGCTATGGAGTATATCAAAAAGTACGCTACGAGCGCAGATAAAAGGTTAGGGAACGCATGCGACCTCGCCATGAAACGTGTCGAAGCTGCTATCGACCTTATTATGGACGCTGCGGGATTGAGTGTTGACCTGTCCGGTGAATTGGAGGCTGAAGCTGCAGATGGCTCTGAGGACGAGCTGGTGGCTGCGTAAGCCACTTTTATGGGCGGGGTAAGGTATTCTTCTCTCCGGTACCTTACCTCGCCTTAGACGGGAAATTTGGAAGTCGAATAGCGAAGGAGTACCGTGTATGTCAAAGTTCTTCTGTGAGATTGACACCGAGACAATGCCGACTTCGCCGAAAGGTCAAGCTAAAGAGATTGCCAACACGCTCAGACGAACGTCTAGGCGCATCGAAGCAATGGCTAAGGCCGTCGAAGAAAACGGCAACTGGGAAAGCAAAGAGATACCACTGTACGATAACCTAGGGAATGTAGTTGGACGAGGCGCGTTCGACTTCGCAAACATGATTCGGATATCATGGGAGAAAAGGATGAGAATATGATGCAAATTTTATTTACGTGCGAAATATGCAACCACACATGGGATGCCGGTGATAGGTACCTTATGTACGAAGACCTGAAGGACGACGATCGTCAGTTGTGTCCAGAGTGTGGCGGTCATGGCGACAGGAGCACGGGCGATTCTGGCGAAATGCTGAAGTATGAGTGTGACGTGTGTGGTTGTCGGTGGACTGCGCAGGAATATCAAGCCGACTGTGCTATATGTCCGACATGCGAAGAGGAAGGAAATGTGGTAGATGCTGATGTAGCTGGAGAGGATAAACACTGGGAACGTGAAGGATGGCAAGATGGATGTTGAGATTGTATTCTGGTTAAAGTCCATATCATGGTGGCTGTGTGTCTTAGCCATGTGCGACTTACATGAAACTCTGGCAAAGATACTGAAAGGAATGAAGAATGGCGAAAAAACAGAAAGAAGCAAGACATATACACGGGTGCCGGTTGACTGCTCGGGTACAGAATGTAAAGGCTCGGATATTCCCCGATACAGAATGCGCTGATGGACAAGCGATTATCGCCGAGCTGCAAGATATACTGGACCTAGTGGCCAAAGGCGAAAAAGAGAGACCGGCTGGATTGGCCGACAGCAACACGATCAACTATCACGGTATCAGTGTTCGTGGCGGTCTGGCGGTCGTGAGTATACTCGACGGGAAACAACCACACTATATTCGGCGAATACCAAGAAACATCATCGATGCGAATGTAACATACCGATGCGAGTGGTGTCGTGAAAGTTGGGTGGCTTCATTTGCAGACGGCAGCGATACGTGTCCTGCGTGTGGTCGCCTGAATGCCGGTCAGGTCAAAGAAGTCGCAGACATAGGGTCAGACATAGGGACGCCGGTAGAAAAGCCGGTAGAAGCGAAAACTGATATCCCTGAACCTGTATCTGAACCGGTACCAGCCACGGAAGTCACACTGGAAGTCACACCGGAAGCTAACACGGAAGTCGAGATGACCGTGTCGAAACCGGAAGATAAACCGAAACCGAAACGTAGAAAGCGTGGGAAAAAGCTCAAGCGTGTCCCGAGGAAAAAGGCTAACGTAGACAAACTAAAGAAGGATAAGAAAGATGCGTAAATACAAAGTAACTGACTGGCTGTTCGCTATTGCGTTCATTGGCACTATATTAGCTGCGTGTTGTGGCGGGTGCCTTGAACATGTCCATGCTCAGGAGACGGTTTTGAAAACGAACGACTGGTTCGACATCACGATCACGCTTCCGAGCGAACCAGATGTCGCTGGCGTATATCTCATGTACCGACTCGAGAGTGCAGCCGACGACGACCCGTGGACGCTGGCTGGTAAAGTAGATGCTGGCCCTAACGAGTTCGTGACTGTCCGCGTGTCTGATGCAGTGTCTGGAGTGTTCCGATGTTCATCGATTATATATGATAACGCCGGTTCCGGTAACCTGTCAGACCGAGGGCTAAGTTTGAAGCTGGTCGAGGTCGACAAGGTACCGCCGTCTGGTGCTGTGCCTGATATTAGTGTGCCGTTAAAGGGCGACGTGAATGGTGACGGTCTGGTTAATTCGTCTGATATACAGGCTGTCGTTAATGCTGTGCTGGGAATTGCGTAAGACAGCATGGCAAGAGCATGACTGAGCGTGGAGCAAGGCGTGGAAGGAGGCGAGTGATGGGAAATTGGCATATAGAAAAAGCGATACGCTATCTTGCTGAAGAAACAAAGTGCCTCACCGCCGCTGTGGAAGCGCAGACGGCGATGCAGAGAAAAGGGCTGGCGTTGGTGTCCGCGTCCATATTGACGGACACCAATCACGATGGGTGTAGAACCGAAGCGTGGGAAGATATTATCGCCTTCCGCGCAGACAGCGCACCGGCGCAGGACGAACAGGAGGTGGATGATGAGTGAAAAACCACTGGAGGTAAGATGTGACGACTGTGACGCGCTAATCGAAATGGTACATGAGCACGAATCAACTTGTTGCGTCAATAAGCAAATGTGGGTTCGCCCATGTCCGGCGTGTGTCAAAAAGAGGGCGTTGGCTATGTTTATGAAGGACAAATTCAAGACTGACGAACAGGAGGCCGACGATGGCGCAGAGTGAGCGGAAGACGGAGAATACAACGCGACCAATTTGTCCACATTGTTATTCAGCGATAGAAGGAACGCTATGGCTATATGGAGCATTCAACATAGAACATTTAACGTGTGATAAGTGTGGCGAGGAGTGTTACTACACACACTCATTACCATCTGGCTACACGACGCGCAAGCTGACCGAACAGGAGGGCGGGTAGATGGCGAAGAGTGAAATAGACGTTACTGGAAAAGGAAAGAAGTGTAACGCGCTTGTCAGAACGCCACCCAAAAAGGAAGGTAGCCCACACGGGTTAGCGAAATGTGGGAAACCGGCGACGAGACAGTATGGCGAATATTATATGCGCTGTGACGAACATAGAATTATAGGATGGGCAAGCTAATGGCGCAGAGTGAACAGAAAAGCGGGCCGCGATGGACTGACGTATGTGCGATATGCGGCGAACCTGCAACGCACTGGTGCGCCGGTTGCGATACAGAGTTCTGTTGCGAATGCGGGCAAGAACACGAAACAAAGAATCCATGTGACCATGCGAAGACCCATTCTGTTGATTCCAAAGAGGCTATCGAGGATTGGATGGACGGATGGCGACGGATGGCGGGTAGATGAGTGAGAACACAACGAACACTGAATGGCCTGTCTGCCCGTTGTGCGGGCATACTAATGATAGTTATGGATTTATTGGCCGAACCATAAACCCGGTAACGTGGCATTGTGAACGGTGTGGCAAACAATACATGGTTGAGTGTAGATATTGCTACACGACGCGCAAGCTGACCGAACAGGAGGGCGGGTAGATGAGTGATGGATGGGCAGATTGTGAGCGATGGTGTTCCTTGCGGATAGCGCACATGAAGAAACACGAAGCATCCGACCAGCGCGACGGCGTGGTGTGTGGAGAATATATGTATACGTGCTGTGGTGGGAACATAGTTCCGAAATGTTGTGGCGATGAAGGTGTTGGCATTTGTCATTCTTGCGCGTCGAAGCTGGAATCTGAGCGGGACGAGTTGCGAGGTCGGTTAGTTCTGGCGGTCGATAGATTTAAGAAAGCAGAGGCCGAGCGGGACGCGCTAAAATGGGTTGCGTGTAACCGTTACAAGGTCCAGCGAGACATAAGACACCCAAACGGCTACGTGGTTATAGGTGACGGGCTGACACTTGGCGTTGGTGATACGTGGAATGATGCGGTCTTGAACGGATACGGGCGGATGAAACGTGAGTCAGACCCACTCCCGATAGACGATTACGAAGAAGATCCCGGTGCATGTGGATTTGATGGGAAACACGTAGACATAACATAGGAGTGCGCAATGTATCAAGTATCACAAAAGACATACCCGCTCCCGTCGGAGGTGGATGAATGAGTGAGATTTGGTTGTGTGGCAAGGCGATAAAATGCGACCTGTGCAGAACGGACGGTAAGTGTGTTGGATGTAGAGAACTCCGCGCCGAGTTTGCCGAGTTGCGGGCGGCTAATGACGCGAGCGTGATTGGCGAATGGTATATAGATGCCGGTTCATATGGGAATGAACCAGTATGCGTGGTAAGAGATATTGAGGGCAACGAGCTTGGGCGCAGTGATAACGTGTCAGACGCGCTTGTCGCCGCGTTCAGGGCGAAGAAAGCGCAGGAGGTGGATGAATGAAGATAATAGATAATGACGATGATTATATCGCCCATCTTGAAGAGCAAGATAAAAGACGGCGCGACCGAGTCCAAGAGCTACTCAAGGAAACACGCGAACTCCGCGCCGAGAACGAACGGTTACGCGCCGAGCGCGATGAACTCAAAGAGGCGGTGGAGTGGTGGAATACCCGTCCAGACTATCGTGTCCCCGAAATCGTGTGGAATGATGCGCCGGGCGCACAGAACTATCGCGTTGAAAACGGCGGCGATTTCGATACGTTCACAGAAGCGCTACTCGCCGCGTTCAGGGCGAAGAAAGCGCAGGAGGAAACAACCGATGGATGACGTTCTGTTCAGCAGCAAGTCAGGAGAATGGGAAACGCCACAAGAGTTGTTCGACATACTGGACGAAGAGTTCCACTTCACACTCGATGTATGTGCTTCAGCAGACAATGCCAAATGCAAGACATTCTATAACGAGAAGATAAATGGCCTCGACAAACCATACGGTGACTTCGTCTGCTGGATGAACCCGCCTTACGGTCGTGGCATAGGGGCGTGGATCGAGAAAGCCTACAAAGAAGCACAGGCCGGTGCTACGGTCGTATGTCTCGTACCAGCCAGAACAGACACACGCTGGTGGTGGGACTGGGCGACCAAGGCTCATGAGATTCGGTTTCTCAAAGGCCGGTTGAAGTTTGGTGGAGCACCGGCGTCGGCCCCATTCCCATCCGCTGTACTTGTATTCGAAAGTTGTAAATGTAGTTTTGGTCCACATACATCGTGGTGGAATTGGAAGGAGGATGAGTATGTATGAATGCCCGTCATGTGAACGACAGTACGAAAGACCAGAACCAACAAAATCCAGACCACGGCCTCGGCTGTGCCTAGAATGCTACGAGAAGCGATATCTCGCGTACGTTGACATGTGTATCGAGGCCGGTGATAAAATCCCGTCTGAGTTAAAATGGGAACGGTTTGGCGCAAGAAACTCGACTACAACAACAAAGACTATAGAACGTGAAGAGGCAGAACTGGTAGGCGGTCTCTCGAAACGTCATGTTGTGGCGGCGTTGAAAGCTATGTTCTTGGAGAAACCGTCATTCGACACAATGGCACCATACAGGATCGCGTTGCCACAGTCATCTTGTGTGTCGAACGATTCTGCATCAGAGATGGTTGCTGTGCTGGACGTCTGGCCGACAGAAAGCGATCTCGGGCCGTTGGAGGACGCGCTCGAACCTGCGTAAGGCATAAGAATAGCCCTGTTACAATACCTAGGTTTTTGCAATCTTCCCCTAGGTTGCGTAACAGGGCTTTCTTTATCTCGCGTTTCCTTCGTGTCGCTGTTCCGGGGTCTGAATACATCCAAATTCATGGAGCATGTCGGCTATGTCCATCTGTCCGGGGTGCTTTTTCTTTGCCCTATACCGGTCATGCCGTGGTACCGACTGGCTCTTTTTAATAGCTGCCAGCCGTTGTTTCTGGACCCATTCCTGACACTCGCCGTGAGCTAGACCGGAATGCTCTTTATACCACGTCTTAAGTACCCAGTCGACTTCGGACTCAGGTACTCGCACGCCTTCTGGACCACCTAGAGCAGCACCACATCGGCAAAATCGTTTTAACCATACCATCTTTTCGCCGTTCATTCGTTCAACCGTCCTTCATTTCTTATCTTGGAGTCGTATACATTTTGTTCAGCACCACCGCCAAACACAGTCTTTCTTATATGTCCACAACACATACATACCCATTCACCATACCCATCTTTAACTCGCCATACTTTTTGCGTGTCGCATTTAGGGCATTTCGGCCAGCTGACGATAACTTTAATCTCTGTTATCTTAGACTCTATTTCAGACAACAGCATCATAACTTTTGTCATATCGTTCATGGTCATATCGCACACGTATCCCCATCACAGAACTTCTCTTCGACCTCATGAGTGTTCAACATTGACCAGTCTATTGGCTTGAGCTTGGCTATACACTTCTCGTACTCGTTCTGGCTAATTGCTTGGAACGGTGCCTGCTCAAAAAGATGGTCTTCAAGCGGTAGAAATGAGAGGGATTTAAGATCGGCCTCGAACATTGAAATAGCTCGGGCAATATCTTTTTTTTCTTCTGGCCTGAAGGTGATAGTGACAGACACCTGATTATCACTCCACCATCTCTGGACTTGTGAAACAAGAGCGAGCTGTTCCCACATCGACACATCTTCTCTCGAGCGCGAGAAATACGCATCTTCTTTGATTGGGAAATAGACGACATGCGTCGAGTCTTTTGCTTTACTCTTCTCAATTCTGTACCCTGCCTTTCGTAATGGCTTAAGGAGCGGAGAATGTTTCGAAAACCGCACCGTCCTATAGTAATACTCCGCGTATGGATAGTGGATACCGAAGTTCGCGCCGGGAAGCATCGACACTGTTCCTGACGGTTTGACCGTAGTAGTCTTAATCGACCTCGGTATACACAACCAATCCGAATACATCTTATCGAGCTGTTGGATATAGTTGTACCCCTTGTCGCACCATGTCAGATACTCCCGCAGACCGAGCCTATTCACCGCCTGCACAATTCCAGACTGCGACAGACCTATTCGCCTGTTCCGCAACATAAGAGCATTTGTTCTCTCATAGTGCGTTGGTATGAGCGTAACTGTCTTTGCGTAGAGATATGCAAACTTTAGTGTTCGCCGGTATTCGTCAATGCTTTCGTGCCGTGCAGGAAAAGACTCGACGACGTTACACATCTCGTAAGACTCAAGGGTCTGTTCACCGCATGGATTCGTTCCTCTTGCCTTTTCATCTCGCCAATCAGCTTCGTCAACGGTACGACCGTATTTCTGTGCGTTCTCAAGCCAGAACAATCCCGGCTCACCGTTCTTTGACAGCATACCGACAACGCGCTCGTAGTCCATGCCAACCTCAGCCATAACCGAGTTGTTAGACGCCCACCTGTGATGCTGTAGTTCGTCGCCGTGTTTCTCAGGGTCCTTTAACGAGAGATACGCTTCATCGTCTGGAGACCCAAGAGCCAGTCCCGCCGACCGTCTAACCCCTCCGCTTACCACACACTTTCCTATCATGTTCATTATGTCGACGATATCGACAGATCTGATAGACGTGTCGATCCTGTCGCATAATATTGACTCGATATCTTCGAGTGCTTGTTTAAGTGGCCCCGGCCCCGGCGCAATCCCGCCAAACGTCTTGATCGGAGCGCCTGCCGGTCGAATCGCACTGAAGTCGAACGACTCTGGCAACCCGCCATCCCCAGCATATGCGTCCAGAAGGGTCTTAACGGCTTCTACCCAGCCTTCTTTCGAGTCTGCTATGGTCATACTACCCTTAAGCTCGATTGGACGTTGTATGGCGATTTTGCCAGCACCTTTGGTATCAAACGCAACGCCAACACCCAGCAGAGACATGTCCATCGCGAAACAGAATGGCTCAGAGAAACCAACCTTGTCGAAATCTTCAGTAGACACGAACGCACAGTTGTTCAAAGCTGCTGAACCCCTCATATAAATATAGTCCGTTCCCATCATCCAGAGGCCACGACCGGGGGGCAGGAACTTGAACTCGAACATAAGGTCGAACATCTCCTGTGCCGACCTTTGTGCTTTGAGCGGGTTCCACGGCAGATGGTATGTCAGACAATGGTTCCATTGAATAGTATAACATCCTTCTACTACCCTTCTTAATGTCTCATACCATTCCTCGGTCCTGTTCTCGTTCTGGATCTCGCGAGCGTAGGTGCGTTTGTATGTCACGTACCCGAGCGGACCCCAATCTGGTTCCCGTTCTTTGTACTGTTCGATAAACGAATCGTCGAGCTGGAATTTCTGTTGTATGTTTAACAACCGGCATCTCCTTCAACACACGCATCGTAAATTTCTTCTGGTTTGACATCTTCGTGCAACACATGTCGGCACCATTCGCGAACCTGCTTAACCGCTGCCATGTTCATTTTGATTTTGACAGTCGGGTCGTCCACGACCGGCAATACCACCTCGACACATCTGGTCGGTATCTCGACATTACAGTCACCTCGAATCTCAGGCGACAAGACCACCTTGTACTTGCATTCATCTGTTATCGGCACACCGCATTCAACCATCTTATCCAAACTCCATCATGTTAGCGCAGTCTGTTTCTACGCCATTGTCCCAGTTATATGTTTTCGCTTTGTCGGGTTTCTGCCTTTCGATTGTAGCAAAGTATTCGCGCAGACAGTTCCCACAATGTTTACACGCATGTGTATTGGCGTCTTTTCCGCAAGTATAGACGAGCGGATGGTTGCCAACAGCGTCAAGAACTACAGACCACCCGAGGTTGGTGATTGCCCAGTATTCGTTTGTTGTCCGTTTCTTTCTTTCGTAGTACGCGAGCCTCGGTATCTCTGGAATATCCTCGGCCTTGTGATACGCCATGAATGTCAGGACAACCGGTACGCCAAGACCATTGGCATAGTAGTTGACCGCTGCACTTGCTAAACTTAAGTTCCATGTGTTAACCCTGAACCGGACAAACATCAGGTTCGGAGGCACACCGTCGACCTTGTAAAAATCTTCGTTGGTCATATCGCTCGGATTGACTGTCAACACGACAGGGTCTTCGAACTCGCTCAAGTCTGGTATCGAGGTATTGTAGAACTTCCTCGGGTACCGTTTGGTCGCTTTGATCACGTCGACCTTATCGTTGTTGCTATCATTACCGTCGTTCACCCTGACCACGTATTGGTTCGCGTGGCGGCAGTTGTAAAACATCGGCATGTTTGGCAAGTTCTCATCGAGTGGTTCCAAATACGAACGGCCCGATGTAAAAAAGCAATCTGCGCACCCTATGGGACACGTACTGTCTTGCGGGATACAACATAGTATACCGCTGCCCTTTGTTTTTGGATTCTCGATGTACACTTTCCTTACACCTCTCGCAATTTAACACCTGTCATTTCTTTGACTCTTTGTATGCGAATCCACCCGGTCATCGCATAGTTTATGATATCCAAATACTCCTCGGATATCTCATCGAGGTTCTCGGCGACAGTTCTCTTGAGATATGCTCCGCTGCCGTATTCATGTTCGCCCTTCTTCAGCCTTGCCATAGACTCGGCCAGACAGTTGATCACATCGTCTGCCTGTATGTCGCTCGGCATAGACTCCATCAGTTTTTCTATCGCGTTTTTCATATCGTTATAGCCTCTTTGAACCACGCTGGGATGTCAGATGCACTGGACCCCATCGCCTTTATGATCTGCTTATCGAGAATATAGGTAACGCACCTGTCCTCAGCAGATCGCATTCCACGTCCTACTCCCTGTATTACGGTCTGTATCATGTTCGACCGATACCACAACTCTCCAATCTTACCACCCCCATATAGCCGGTTACTGGTTAACTTGTCGCCCAAATTTAAGAACGGTGCCTTGGCCCATATTATGAACCGGCACTTGTCTTCCTCGAGACTGACTCCGCGCTCGGTACTCGGGCTTACCAGAACGAGCGGTTGGCTTGATTCCATGAACATCTCGACTTGTGCAATCCGGTTTTGCGCATCGTGCGTTATCAGTCGGTCGCTGTGTATCCGGTCCATAATATCGTTTGCGACTCGATAACTGGTTGTGTGAATCAGTCCCTTCTCGTTCGGGTGCTTATCCATAACCTGTCGAATACCAGCAACCAGTTTGTCGATCTCTTCATCGTGCGTCTTCTTTGTCATATTCGCGCATGGCTTAAATATAACCGGTCGACGTTTCGGATCAAAATTCGACGGCACGTACATGTAATCTATGTCGCCAACATTCAGTCCGTTCAGCTTTGCCAGAGATGGCATCGGTTCCATAGTCGCGGACATTAGCACAAACTTCAGCCCGTGTCGAAAGAAATATTGATAAGCCAACTCTTCACTGACCCACGTTGGCCTGAATAGGTAGCCACCCATTCTTTCGCGGTCGAATATCCATGTACCGTCTACATGTTTCTCGAACATTTCCAGCTTACCCATCAGACCATCGAGCCGTTTCTTCATCTTATTCTCGGCAGCGACTTTTTTCTGCGGGTCTTTATACCGTCTTCCGACCTCGGAGATGATGCTCGGACCTCTCTGAATAACTGCAACGCCAACTTCTTCGGCCCATTCTTTCCAACAAGCCAGCCCGTTCTTCTCGGTCGGGGTCACATATTTCGGCTCCTCGATACCGAGCGACTTGATCAGCTTGAACGGAAGCTGGAGCGAGATGAACCCGCTTAAAATCCGTTCCAGCGTATCGGATTCGTCACAGATGATAACATCTCGACCGGACATACGACCGACGTAATTACACTCAAACAGAAAGTAGTCGTAATTCAGTATACCGAGCGAGTTACCCAGCACTTTCTGTTTCGCAGTTTCATATGGACAGTAACTGAACCTGAATTCGCACGGTGTAGCTTTCGAGTGCATACACTCAGCAGCTGTTCCGAGAGGGTTCTGAAGACAAGCATAATTCGACCGGCCCCACAACTTGTCGGCTTCGGGAAAATCGTCGATGATCTGCTGTTGTAGATGTCTTGTATGGCATAGATAGAACATGTTGCCAGACATCTGACCGGTCACCATTCCTATGAGAGATTTACCGGCACCGGTAGGGGCTTCGATACAGACTATAGGCTTGTCGGACTCGAATGCGAACTCGACTGCTTCTTGTTGGTATGGTCTGAAATCTCTGTTCCGAAACTTCGCAAATACGTTCTTATGATGTATCGGGCTTGTACTCGGATTCATGCACCTTTTTCCCTTTGCTATGCTCGTCGTTCCACACACTACAATCATGTTGCTCGCACACGTATAACCAGTCCGTGTACTTGCTCCGACCTTTCGGCCAGCGGTACCGAGCTACTGCCGGTTCGTCACAATCATCGGTATCCACGTTACCATCAACATGAGAGCCATAATCACATCGATGTGTTATCAGGTCCTGTCTCTCTATCTTCCTCAGTTTCTTCACGTTTCTTGCGTTCCCTCTCTTCCATCCATTGTATCCAATACGGCTCAAGACTGGCAAGCATAAACGATACAAACAACACGCCCCATGTCGGAGCCACAACCCATATCCAGTGCCAGCCTATATTGCCCGTAAGTTTCAGTATCAGAAACGCCATCTGTAACATTAAAAAGTAGGACGGCGCATTGCTATTCGCTTCATTCATCTTCCACTCCTGTTTGCAGGTTATGGATAGACTCGTTCATCCTGTCGATAGTCTCCGATAAACGGTCCATCTTTTTCGATGGGTCGCCCTTGGTCTGTGCCATCTTTTTCTGTAGCTCGGCAGCATACTGGGCCAACTCCAACCTGCGTTCCGTCTCGCCAAGGACGGAAAGATCCCGACACGCCTTGTCAAGTTCTTTAACATCTACATTGTAATCTGATAACAGTTTCAAGAACATCCGCATACCGCATTTCAGGGCTGAGTTCCAGAACGCATTGATCGTGTGGTTGTTCCTGTTCTTCGGCGTGAACCAATCGTGCGGTGCTAGTTCAAGAACCTGATTCGCCATATCGATTGTCGTCGGGTGAATTCTTATTCGTATCTGTGAACTGTGACCGTGCTGATCGGACGTGCCGATACCCCACAGCAAATCTTTCATTAACTCTTCTCTGGTAAAATGAACATCGAATGCCGGTGGTGTTTTGCTTGTGTTTGTTTTACCCTTTTCGAGTGGCATGGACTTCTCCTTCTAACTCATTTCAATTTCTTCTGGACGCATATTAACCTCGTCCAGTGCTTCAAGAATTTCCTCCATCACGTCCTTCATAACCGGCTCAACATCTTCTGTGTACCGTTGCGGTAAAATCCTTTCGAATTTCTCGAGCGCATTGTTTGCCAATGTTGAATACCGGTAATATTTCTCCAGCGACGTCATCGACCGGATCAATGCCTCGCACCGAGTGAGGTCTTGATCAAAGACATTAAACTCCATCATTCGAAAGAGAACAATCAGGCCCATGATATAAACGGTGCCATGAAACTCTTCAAAGTTATCGAAGTACCCGTCAGGAAGTTTTCTGTAAGCGTCCTTGATGGTTGCGTCGAGTTGTTTTGTGAGATGCATTCTCACATGAACGGGCCAGTCAGCGTTCCTTCTATTGTATTTTGTCTTTCGTGCTGACGGTTGCGCGAGCATCCATACCTCTTGCAGGAAATCAAAGAACCCGTCATAAGTATATGTATCTTCTTCGCTGGTCCGCAACGGTAGCGGTTTTAGCTTTTGGCCTTGTGTTCTTTTCTTAGTTTTTCGACCTCGCTTTTTACTTTTGACCCCACGTTGTCGCCCAGCGTCCACAGGCTTTTCACCCCCTGATTGTTTCCTTTCTGGCATTTCAACACACCTCTTGATATTAGCGATTTTGTTAGCGACTGCGACGAGAATGATTGTGAATCGAACATCCTATTAAAGTCAGCTCGTCCAAACGGTATCCAATCAGAGCCGGTACCAATCATGCATTCAATGATAAACCTGACGAAAGTCTCAGCTCGAGTGATAAGTCTCCAGTCGCGACCTGTCTTCTCACTGACTGATCTCGATATCTCGATACTGAGCGGTTTCCATTGCGAGTGCGCGAACGCAAACGAGTTGAACCTTTTTATCTCGTCGGCAGATAGACTTCTGTTCTGGACAAGAGCAACGATAGCATCTTTGCTCGGCAGATCGCATTTCACCTCAATCGGCTCGTCGGCTATATCAACATGCATTCTCATAGGTTAATCGCCTCTTGTTTCTGTATCGCGAGAGGAGCCAATACCGGACCCCAATCCTCCAATTTTCCATCGTAAACGTCGAACCAGACAAACCCGAAGTGTACCGTGCCAGAACAGAGACGTGAGCCGAAACGCGAACCTTGACCCTGTAGGGCTGGCGTTGTCATACCGAGCCATATCTTTTCACCAGCACCGTCAGGACCGCCACAGAATTGATGGTAGTGGACGTGTGACCTGATGATCACATCGGCTTTTGGAGACGCACCATGCTTCGACCATTCGTCGTTCCATATTTTCTCTCGAGCCGTGGCCGTATGTCGACCGTATGGTACCGAGCTGGACGATATTGCGTGTTTAGCGTCAAAGCAGACACCTTCGATATTGAACCATGCGTGGTCTTTACAGGCTTTTGCATTGACGTTTTGTGCTATGACGTTTTCAAAGTCTTCTTTCGTGCCGGTGTGGTATGGTGTTCCTTTGATAATACCGACATTCTTACACTCGGCGACTTCGATTGCCTCGACTGCCATCTCGCACTGGACAAGCCGGTCAGTTGTAATCAGCTCGACACTACCGGAACGATCTCCTCGCCCGTCGATACAGTCACCGTTAACGAGCAGCGCGTTCACCGGTCGCATAGCTTTCATCTTGCGGACATAGAAGTCGTACAGCTCCGCTTGAGTATCGTTCTGTTGCCATGCCGGTGGAGTGAGACCTACTACATGACCGCAGTGAAGGTCCGAAATAACTACTACCCGTTTGTGTCTACCATTTCGCTTGTGCATTTATCACCTTTCAACACGTTGTATGCTTTGACCAGTCTGTCCAATGCCCATCGTTCACACGCTTGCCGGTTCCGGTTCGCGTAGACGTGAATCCCGTTTCGAACGTTGCAGCTTACCAGAAACCCGCGTACATGTTCAGGTGTAATCCTACCTCCGTACACCTGTGGCGCAACCAAGTCACTTTCGTTAGCTTCAATCAAAAGACCGGCAAAAAACATGGATTGTAAAATCTCTCGTTTCCTGTCGGTCTTCTTTCTCTCCTTGCCCACATAGCTTAGAAAGTCGCTTACTCTTTTTCTCTCGATACCTATCTGATTCTCGTACCCCTCGACCGTGTAATCGATAGCGGTCGGACATGTGACACACTTGATTTCGAGACCTTTGTAGAGGCCTTTCTTGAGTATAATATGATCGCCTTTCTGGAGACGATGGTCTACAAACAATGGCAACTGCTCTCTGGAATCTATCAACAAGACAAACCCCTCTGGCAGCTTGGTGGGTTTATACTTGATTCTCGATGTTTTGATTCGTTGGTTCGATCTGGTTAACATGCATCCTTCTTACTCACACCTTATAATGACTTGCTGGGGGCCGAACTGGCTAAGTAGTCCGACCCCCAGCATATTAGAAGCTAACGGTTACCCCCAATCTTCTCCGTCACCTTCACCTTCACCGGTATCGTCGTCGGCAGTATCGAACATGCCATCGACATACGGTTTGACCGTTGACGACATTGCAGGGAACACCCCGTTGTCGTTCTCGTCCTCTTTAAGGTATGTTGCAACCTTATTGTCAGGGACGCGAATTGTCAACAGACTCGCGATGCCTTCGTCAAACCAGCTATCGGCATCGTCGTGTTCTGCAATAATCAGGTCATGCAGAGAGTTTCCATCAGCGTCTTTGATGTTAGCGACGATATTCGCGACCGCTGTTTCGTTGTTTTTTGCCCACGCTTCGTCAGCCAGTTCATCTTTGGCGTGGTTGATGTTCCCGATAACCTTGCGACCGATGTACTGTTCGTTTTCTTCCAACTCACAGTCGCATATCTCGGCTTCGAAGTGGAACCGTCCCTGACATGCTTTCGTGTCAGCTTCGACGTATTCGAACTTCTTAAACAGGATACCGTAGTTGCCTGCGCCACCCTCGAAGCTCGCACCACCGCCACCATACTGCGCGTTCTCTTGTCCTCTTGGTAGAGCCATTTCAGATTCTCCTTCTGTGTATTCTACCTGTTACCTGTTGACCACTTGAGTTGTGACTGTCCGAGCCACTTACCCACGTCATGACTACCAAGTCACAACGATTTGCCGTGCGGACCATGACCGATGACCCGCACTTATAACATTCTTCACGCCATATATCACCCCTTTCTGAAAAACAATGCGAACACGAGACATGGGTAAGACTATGAGGTTGATTGCTCTTCCGCTTTGTCCTTGGAGTAGCGAGACAGGAACACGTTGATGTGTTCTACCATGCTGTCGTAACACTTTCTGCACATGTCGGGGAAGTTCTTGCTGACGTCAGCTCGGCCACCAATTCCACCCGCGAATTGAACACTGATACTCGCGTTCTGGAAGTAGTCGCCTGTACACTCTTTCCCGCACCTGTCACACCGTACTATTTCTTCTCTACTCATTCGTCCGCTCCTTAGTCTAACGCTTTGTAAATAGCCAAGCACACTAATGCAAACACGCCTAATCCCAGCACTACCAACCAAGGTATCCATATCGGCGACATCACACGCCACCACGACCAATTCGCAACTCGACCGACTTCGCCAAGCTTCATGCCTATGAACATGATGTTCAACGCACCGAGATACCCTAACCCAGCAAAGTTGATGTTAGGTTTATTCTTCATCATCACGCTCCTTTCAACTCTCCGCTCGACATCTTCAACACCGCGCTGATATCCAGCGGACCGCCCACCGGCTTCACATTACCATCTTCATCGCGCTGATGAACTCCAGCCCACTTACACGTAAACCGACCTTTGACTTTCGGGTGTTCCGAGAAGTATACCATAGGAGGAAACTTCTGGACCCTGCGTTTAATACCTTTCGCATCTTCGATCATCGTGAAGCTCTTACGAACCAGACCGATCAGGTCATACGCCTGTGGCATGTTCCGAGGATACTCCTGACCTTTAAGTAACGGTCCTGCGAAGACCTCGTCGTCCCATTTGGGATTCTCCTGCAAACCAGCCATACAGATTACAACCTTGCCGTGTTTACGAGCCAGAATCCCAAGGTTGTGGTCGAGTCGTCGCATCCAGCCGGAAAGTGCGCCGTACCCTTCGAGAGAAGTCTTCACGCGAGTTGTGATAGGTTTCTTCGAGTTAGGACTGGCTTCCGCACCTTCGTCTTCAATCTCGCGACCAAGCAGCTCGTTCATGATATAGCTGTGTGAGTCGATTATTATGCTGTTGAACCCCTCGAACTTTTCTGGCCGAGAGATACTGTGGAAGAAATCGAGCCACGTTTCCGGTTCCATGAACGCAACCTTGGTTGTATCCACACCGGACGCTATCACGTTATCGCGTACAGGCCGTTTCTCAAGACCTACATAGAGGCACGGTTTTGGGGCGGTCGCGATTGACGATGTCGTCTTGCCACCACCGGTCTCGCCGTACAGGAAGATCATCTTCCCGCCAGATTCCAAATCCTCGAATTTCTTGATCGGGACATCTTTCGCACCGTGGGCTTGTTTCTTTTTTGCTTTAGCCATTTCGCACCTTCCATTCTTGTTCCCATATGTCTCTGAGAATTCGCCTCGCCCCACCATCAACAACTTCGTGTGGACACATGTAGTTGTCAGCCATACCCGAGTCTGCTATATTATCGTACTTGACGGGTATATCACCAAGCACCTCAGATAGGAATTCCGCAACCGCTTCAGACTTCGGCCCACCACTATCATGATAATCGTCACCATACACAGCGATACATTCGCCGTTGAGATGCACTGACACGCATAATAGGTCACACATGCATTCAGGATCTTCGTCTCTATCGTGATGATGAATTACTTTGATAGTTGGTCTTTCCATCTCACACCTTCTTCCTGTATTCGTACAGCTCCTCGTTCACACCATCTCCATCACAGATTTCTAAATAGTCGCACGGGTAGTTGACGCCGTATAGTTGACACCCACTCCTGTTACGCACCCATTCTCCACGTCTAGCACAACCTCGTATATCTCCTGCCAGCGCAGTGTATCGGGCAACCTCAGCTTCAAGGTCAAACTCGTGCCGGTAAAACATTCGACCAAACTCAGAGCCACCTCGGTAACCGGGGAAGTAGTGTTTCGGTTTCGCGAGAATATCAGCCCTGACACGAGCCATAAACTCTTCATGTTCTTCGTCCTTGCGTTTCCGCATCCGTGCCGGTGAACGTACAACCTGCATCGTACAGGTCTCGGCTTCTGGCCAGAGCAGGAAGTATGTCCCGATCTGGTTGTTCAGGTAGTGAACGTTGAAGAACCGGTCTGGCGACATGCTGAACTTCCGTTCGACGAAATCGCTATAGTATATTGACCGGCCATCATAGACCGCCTTTATAAACGGGCCTTCCGGTACGATTTGTTTTTCGACTTCGCATTGAGATTGATAATCACCAACACCGACATCGAGTCCGAGATGGTTCGCTGCGTCAACGACCGCCTCTACCATTGCAACAAACTTATCTGGCAGGTGCAGTTCAGCGCAGTATACCCTGTCAACTTGAAGTACGGCGTTTTCAGTCCCATCACAGTAATCGTTACACGCTTTGTCCCATACAAGTCCCATACGCATAGCTGAAGATTTGTACTGAATCTTCTTTTTAATCCCGCAGATGTATCGCAGGTAGTATGCGTATCGGCACCGCTGCCAGACCATAGCCTGACTGTGCGACATGCGAGGGTACCGAGTTCGAGCAGCTTCGATGCATAGAAAATGAGACGGTTTCGTGCATGTGCCGATACTGCCATTCTCGTCCTTGATATAATACTTGCATGGAGTGTTTTTGCCCTTAATCCTGTCAGGGCATGTTGCCTTGTAGATGTCTGTCAGCATGCGCTCATAAGCCTATTGGCAAGTCTTTGCAGCAATCCAGCTCGCTTAAACATTGGACAACCGTTTGGGTTCGTGTTCACCTCGTCACAGAATTCATTATGGTCGACCCAGTAACCATGTTCTGGATTCCAAATCGATTTCACGACGACCTCTTTACACTGTGGGCCGCAATAGTTGCTATAAAGAACGTGGTCGCATTCTATACAAGCGGACATATTAGGCATCCTCTAAGAAACGCAGGAAACGGCAGAACGATAGGTTTGAATTATACGTCCCACCGCTTCCTCGCGCTCCGTGGGGGCAACTTCGACCGAGTCGGCCTATAGTTCGACCGCTTCGATCTTCCTGACCATCTCAGCACGTTTACCTTCGGTCATGTTAGACATGAACTCGAAGATCTTTTCCGAGAAGCCAGCGATGCAGTAAGCTTTCCGTTCAGGGAACATCAGCTGACCATAACCCTGCAAGTCGAAACTATAGATTTCAGGGTCCGCATCGTATTTCTTGCAGTACTTGGCAAACGAGCTACGCGGGTTGCCACGCTCGTTGCCTATCCAGCCCTGCATGTCAGACAGGATAATCACCCTGTCGTACTTCTTGTTCGCAACTTCGAAAATTGCGTGGAAGTTTGTGCCACCAGCTTTGAATTGCATATTTTCAGCCAAGGTCAACACGTTTGCACTCGGGTCCAGATTACGGTATTGCGCGTAACTCTGGAACGTCATGAAATCAGCGTTGTTCGACTTGAATAGCACGGCTGCGAACATCGCACCAATCTCTGCCGGTGTAGGTGCTGGCTTGCCGTTAGGCTGCGTTCCACCACCCCACTGCATTGAACCGGACACGTCCAGCACGACAAGTGTGTCACCGTCGAATACCGGCACGTTCTCAAGTGCAATTTCAGCAGCGTTTCGGATAGCACCTTGGATCAATCTACGGTTGCCGATATTGACGATCTCGTGAGTGTTGTCCAGCGCAGTCTTGAACCGGAAAGGCAGAACAAGAGACTTTTTGATCTTCTCACGATCCATCAACTGCTCACATGCCATGCCGACACATTCTGGTGCCTGCTCGGCGATATTGCGCAGGTTCCGAAGCAACGCGAAATACCCAAGCTTACCTTCCTCAAGCAGCTCTTTCCATGACTGTTTCTTCAGCTCGTCGACCTGAGCCTTGGTCTTGCCTTCCTTACCAGCTTCAGTAAGTTTGGCTTCCCATGTTTCTGTTGACTTGAGATTGCCAGTCATCAGGTCACGGAACAGCTTTTCTTCCTTGCTGTCGCGAGGCTTTGGCCGAACGATGTTGAACAAGTCGACCATCGACAGCGCACGGTTCTCGCCACGGTATTTGCTCAACTTATATCTGTTGAACTTGTGGACCGCTTTGGCCAGACCTTTCTTCAGACAGTTCGGGATCGGACGCTTACCGTAAGTAGCTTGGTAGTACGACATGATCTCAAGCATGTCGTCTGCACGACGAACGATCTTTTCAATCGCACCGGCAGTCCAGTTTGCACCCTTCACGTTCTTAGCCAGTTCACCGGCCACAACGTGCGAAACCGAACGGAGACCGAACTCGTTACGGGCATAGATTGCAGCCTTCGCAGCGAACTGCTTGTCAGGCATAGTTGCAACCAGACCACGCAACCGAGCAATGCGGTCGTCGGCATTCTCGTAGAACATGTCTTTCAACATGGACGTCAGAATCAGGCTCGCCAGTTCAAGCTTAGGCGACTCGGAATAACCAGAGCCACCGGCTAGGTTTGTCGTAGCTGTTTTATTTGTTACCTTTGTATTGAATCGTGCCATTACGCACCTCCTTGCCCATAAGGGCTTGAGAGAAAATCGAGTTCGGTTGACCAAGGGGTCAGCTAGTTTGGAGCTGATGAAGTATCCGAACTCTCACTACCCAAAGACTGATTTCACATGTGCGAGGCTCAGTCATATAAGCCAAACAAGTGCGGAGAAAACAAAGAGAGTGTCTAATAGACTGACCCGCGAAGGCCAGACGATTCGCATTTGTACGCAAATCTTGGATTCGAACCAAGTAACCCCGAAGGGTATTTCCGAAGTATCTCTCTTATCACTACCGCAAAAACTAAATTGTAAAATAGGGAGAAAGTTTCGTTGGGTCTCTTACTACTTGTGTGTTTTCCAGTTTCACCACGACCACACTAGGCGGTCGACAGGATTCGAACCTGCAATCTCAAGTTCCTCTGAAGTATCCCAACGATCACTGCCCTGAAAATCGCACCACGAAAATAGAGGAGAAAATCGCAAAGAGTGTTTTTGTCGGGTATTTTTTACGAGTAACCCGTCTCGTTGCATCATGACGACTGGTTGCCCAGTCTTTCTCTGTCATAGAAGTAACTCTTTGCTCACTGCCTCAAAACAGGGTGGAGAGAAAAGTACCAAGGGTGTTTGCTTTTTCCGAAAGAAGTAACCCTTTAGCTCACTACTCCAAATTGCTTCAACAACATCCTTCCGTGAATTCCACTATAACCATTATACCATAAACCAACCGCATTTGTCAAGAGGTTTTGGGAACTTTTTTATCGAGTGTATGTCACGTAGCTGTCGGACTTGCCGTCAGCCCGTGGGACATTGACTGTCAGTTTGTCTATATTTGCCGAACGGTCGATATGAATTTCTTCGGTTCGGACCATGTACTCGTTACCGGCGAACCCGTCTTTGGCACTGTATATCGAATCGGTCAGCTCGAATGAACGATGCGCCATAGATAGTGACTTTTTAATCATTAGCGATGTGCCGAGAATTCCAACGGCCAAGATGGCCATAGCTACCAGCACCTCGACCAGAGTGAATCCTTTCATGTCAGCATATCCCTGTAGAACATCTCGATTTTCATCTGCCAGATGAAACTTGTCATAATGCTGCCTCCTATATCTGGATGCCGTGGGAGGACTCGAACCTCCAAGTACAGGTCCAAAGCCTGTCGTGTTGCCTTTACACCACACGGCAAATTTGTTTGGCGGTCATGACGGGATTCGAACCCGCGATCTCCTGCGTGACAGGCAGGCGACTTAACACACTTGTCCACACGACCGTTGGGGTGATAGACGAGACTCGAACTCGCACATACAAGGTCCACAACCTTGCGGTCTACCGTTGGCCTACTATCACCATGCATTCTAATTATACCACAAACAACAACCTCGTGTCAAGAGGTTTTTGGTGCGGGAGAAGAGACTCGAACTCTCAACTCAAGCTTGGAAGGCTCACATGTTGCCAATTAACACCACTCCCGCAAATCGTTAGTCGGGATTGCTTACATCCACGACTTGGTATTCTTCGCGTTCGCCGGGGTCGACCCCGATCTTCTCCGCGCCTCGGAAAACACCGGACCCTTTGGCAGTCGCGTTGTCACCCATCGACCTCAGTTTCTTCGAGCGTATATCCTCGTCCACTTCCTTGTTCTTCGGAAGGGCTTTCATCGGTAGCGGTATTCCCTTTGGCATCGAATAACTCCTTGATTATGTAGTTTGCTTGGCCTCGCGGAGACAAGAATTGGTCGTAGTAATATCGACCATACTGCTCCATTGTTTTTCTGTGCTCCTCTTCGTTGATCCAATAGCGTATCTTTTCTTCAAGGTCCGACATATCACGTTTGAAGTAATCGGCAATTGGAACACCGGGTGCTTTGCATCTTGGCTCTGGCATAAGTAAAAATCGCCCGAGAGCCAATATCTCGTTATGTCTGAACGTCCAGTCGCCCTTGTTCTCTTTCCCACCTTGCATGGCCAGACAGACCTTGCTCGCGCCAAGATAGTTCAAGTACCGGTCGCGGTTGACCAGCGTATGCTCGAACGGGTTGTTCGCGCTTATCTGCGGATTGATACTCTTCAGTCTGAGTACCTTTGATATCCCGTCCATACCTTCGACTATCTTACAGGCCTTTACACGGTCACAATCTTCGACCCATGCTCGGCCCATGAACGTCACGTCGATAGTCTGGTCTCGAGTTGACGGTTCGATCTCTCCGAGTCTGCTAACCTGTCCAATCGGTCGGACTTGATCGGTAACCTCGTCAGCGAGCAGCATGATTCGGAACATCTTTGTATCATCAATATCGAAGAACTCGACCGGAGTCTTAACAAAGTCTCGAAAATCATACCACGCTGTTTCCTTCTTGCCGTCCTGTTCGACAGCGAAGTGATACGTCCCGCCGATCAGACTGTCTTCGCGAAGCTTCGGATCATAGACAACCTCAAACCCGAGCCGCCTAAACCCTTCGGGGATATAGTCACACCATGCTTGGTAACGATACGGGCCACTAGGCCAATACAATGTATTCATGTCGCACTCCTTTTCATTGGCATCAAATCGCGATGGAATATGTTCCTGCAATTTGCCTGCACTTCATAACCATTACTTGAGTCAAACTGCCCCTGTGCCATGCCCCTAGACTTTTTCATAAACATATCATACGGTATCCGACCAACTACCCAGCCGTGCTGGTAGAGTCCGTTCTTATCTCGATAGATCCGACAGAACACAAACCAGTGAGGGTGCTGATGTCCCAAGCTGGCAATAGCGACAGAGCCTTCCCAGTGCGATGGCGGTGTATGTGGTACGCTTTGTGCTTTTGTCTTAATCTCTATCTTTGTGGCACCGAATGCATAATCATATCCGTGCGCACCGATATACCGAACTTCCGGTGCCACCTTCTCGAACATCAGCTCGCCAAGCCTGCCGAGAATATTACCACCACCACCCTTGAATGACAGCTTGTTGTACGCATCTGTCCCTGCAAGAGCAGCCTCGTCGCGCATCTCTTGATTCAGATTTACCCGAATTGGACTATATCGTTTTTTCATAATTTGGAGCGGATAGCGAGGATCGAACTCGCGTATTCTGGCTGGCAACCAGACACCTTTCCACTAGGTTATATCCGCTAAATCCTAAACGAGAAACTGCTCATTCCAATACCAGCTTCAACAAATATATCTACAGCTCTCTTACAACTCTCGAACCATTTTCTCTTATGCCCAAAGTAAAAGTCTTCGGGCCACACAGCTCTTATAATTCCAGCGTTGGCTATAAGTACGGCACAATCTGCACACGGTGGATGGGTGATATATATCTTACATCCCTTAACTGGAATCCCGACCCTCGCTGCATTGGCTATTGCATTCGCCTCCGCATGGGCCACCCAGTAATATTTCTCGGGTCTATTCCACCGTTCAGAAACGTCATCGTCAACTCCTCGAGGAAACCCGTTGTATCCTATCGACCTGACCTCATTGTCTGGCCCGACTATAACAGCTCCACATTGTGTGCTGGGGTCTTTCGATTTCGTTGACACGTACCGCGCCATACCTTTGTAGAACTCGTCCCACGTCATTTGAAGGCGACCACCTCCCTTCCAGTTTTTGTTTGGTGCCAAGGGCCGGAATTGAACCGGCGACGGCGCAGATTTTCAATCTACCGCTCTACCTGACTGAGCTACCTCGGCGTTAATAATGGTGCCAGTACCTAGAATCGAACTAGGAAGGCCATAAGACATCTGATTTACAGTCAGACCCCGCTCCATACGGGACTACACTGGCATAAGTCTAAAGTATCTCTACCCCGAAAGATTCTTTCATTTGTTTCAAGGCCCACAAATGTGCCTCATTGTCAAACGCCATCACGTAATTTCGATCAACATAAACGTGGTAATCCCTGTTCCTCAACTCTTCCACAGTATACAAGATACAGAGGTTTGTGCATACGCCAACGACCTCGCATTCTGTCGGATTGATATCTTCGAGCGCACGTTCCATAGCGATACTTCCGTAGAAAGCGGAGTATCTTGTTTTGGGGACCACCCAGTCGTGCTTAACTATTGCACCCTTAATCTTATCAACTACCTCTGATTCCCATGTTCCTTGAATGCAGTGAGGGGTGGAAAAGTTGAATTCCTTGTCATTCTTCTTGTGCCGGTCGCAAACGAAGATAACTCGGTCTCCGTTCATGTGATACTGCCGCACCTTTTTCTCTATGGAATCAACCAGAGCTTCCACGCCCTCACCACAATACATTGATCCGTCGGGATGACAGAACCCGTTTAACATGTCCGTTACAACTAATGCTTTTGCCATTTCGCACCCTTTCAATTTTTAAGCTTTTCCATTGCAGCGCGGGGTTCCCGATCCCGCCTTCCACTCCACACTCTCCTAACCGGCCACTGTACAGCCGAAACTGCCGATGGCGAAGCAACGGAACGTTCTGGTGCATGAGAAGGGAGTCGAACCCTTATGCCGAAGCAGACGGTTTTGAGCCGACCGTGTATTCCATTCCACCACTCATGCAAAAATTCAGCCGTGGGCTTTCGTTGAGCCACCTCCCTACTCGCCCACATAACCTCAATGCTGTCCGCTTATGGCATACGGAGTAGTCTTATATGACGCTTAGGCTGTAAAACATTCCTATTATTTGGTACGGGTGAGAGGATTCGAACCTCCAAAAACCTTGGGTCTAAGCCAAGTGCATATGCCTTTCTGCTACACCCGCATTTTCATCTGTTCGCGCAAATATTTCATGGTGGCCGGTACCGGCGTAGGCGACAACCCCTGCCAAAAGATACCGCATCCGAACCAGCACCGGCTCACCTTAATTTTTGGTAGCGGAGATCGGAATCGAACCGACATATACTTGGTTATGAGCCAAGCGAGTTACCAGTACTCTACTCCGCGCCACTGTTTCTATTATACCACAAACGACCGCCGATTGTCAAGAGGTTTTAGAGAATCATTGTCTTCCGCAACTCTTTCTCGACTAGATTCATGCCTTCGCTGTGATTATTTATCGTGCCTTCTAACTGCGCCTTATCTGTCAACTCGAGCAACCTACCGAATACCGGACTCGGTTCCAAGCCAATCGCAATTAAATCGTACCCATCAACAAATCGCTTTTCAGGTATCGCTGGCAAATCGTTCTTATCATTCTTAAACTCGTCCCAGTACTTCTTGATGCTGTCGGCGTCATTCCGGTTTAGCATATCGTCGGCTTTCATGAACTCGACCAGCTTCTCAAAGTCGCTATGACGCATCAGCTCTTCACGCTTGCTGTGTCGCATGTTCATGAACCACTTGATACGCATGTGGTTCTCGATGATCCATTTTACGTCTCTCTGGACAGTCTCATTGAAACCTAATCTCTCGAGAACAACACCAGCAATCTCGACGGACTTTTTTTCATGACCGGCTGTCTTCATTGCTTTGCCGGTATCATGTAACAGCGCAGCCCATCTGAGATGTTTTGGCGCACGTTGAACCACCAAACATGTATGCCGAAACACATCGCCCTCTGGATGATAGGCAGCGTTCTGGTCGACGTATTCAAGTATGTCTACCTCTGGTATCAGCTGTCCGAGCAGTCGAGTCTTCTTGAGCAGAACCAAACCTGTCGCTGGATGTTCGGACCCGAGGATGAGATTCAACTCGTCCCGGACCGCTCCCATCTCAGCGAACTTGATCTGGTGCGCGTTAGCCCGTATCGCACGGACAGCTTTGTCGCCTGTGTTGTAACCGTTCTGGACGACTTTTCGAACGTACCGTAGCATATTGATATATTCTGGATTGAATGATTCTGCCGGTTCGCCGTTACAAACCAGTGTCATGCCTTCAATCTTGAACGTCATCGTTTTGCCTTTCATAATAGCTGGTCGGAGCGGAGGGATTTGAACCCCCGACTTTCTGGTCCCAAACCAGACGCGCTTCCAAGCTGCGCCACGCTCCGAAAACTAGTAGGGACTTGCAGGAATCGAACCTGCACCACCCACTCTCTGTAGGGCATTCTGCCATTAAAATATCGTCCCATAATATTTGGTGGAGCCAAAGGGAATCGAACCCTCAACTTCTGCCTTGCAAGGGCAGCACTCTCCCAGTTGAGCTATGGCCCCAAATCTGGTAGCGGTAGATAGAATCGAACTATCATTAAGCGATTATCGGTCGCTGGCTCTACCGTTGAGCTATACCGCTAATTTCTGGTGACCCTGACCGGATTTGAACCGGCGATCTTCAGAGTGAAAGTCTGACGAGTTATCCGCTGCTCCACAGGGTCATAAATATTTTGGCGGGAAGGAGAGGAGTCGAACCCCCAGTTCTGGGTCTGGAATCCAGCGTGTTTCCGTTACACTACCAACCCGCTTACACTGGCTGTGACGGCTGGGATCGAACCAGCGACCTTCTCCTTAACAGGGAGTTGCTGCTACCTAGCTGAGCTACGTCACAATAATTCTATTATAGCGATGGTGGCTAAGGCTGGGGCTTAGGCTTTAAGGCCAAGGTTTCCCTTTTGCATGTGCCGGTTCCAGCTCACATCTTACCATTTCAGAGCCACCATATCTGGAGCAAGCAGTCGGATTCGAACCGACGATTACCGGTTTTGCAGACCGGCGTGTTCAACCGCTTCACCATGCTTGCTAACTCTCTTGTACCCATTATACCATAAACAGGTACCATTTGTCAAGAGGTAATTTTTGGAGCCGGTGACAGGAATCGAACCCGTAACCCACTGCTTACAAGGCAGTCGCTCTTCCTATTGAGCTACACCGGCTCAGTTTAGGTGACTTGGACGAGTGCTACCTAGTGAGCAGTTTGTATCCAAGTTTTCCGATCTCGTACCGTTTCCGGTCACCCAATTTTGGTGCTCCACCAAGGATTCGAACCTTGAATAGTTGCTTGTAAGGCAACCGTGATCGCCATTTCACTAGCGGAGCATTAACTGGTAGGCATGAGAGGACTCGAACCCCCACTAATTGATCCGTAGTCAATCGTGCTGTCCATTACACTACACGCCTATTTTATCTTTGGAAACTTCTTCTCAACTCGCAACGTCTTTCCACAATACACGCACTTAAAATGCTGTATCAACACACCGCGAATTATCTCGGTCCCACAGGCTTTCACCCAATCATGACCGAGCAACCAACATAGCCGTTTCCGTATTTTGAAAGCCACTACTAGCCTCCTTCAAGTTCAGTGTTCCAGTATACTTTGTCGACAAACTGTTGCCATGCATCATGTGCTTTGACTTTGTCTGGACTCACTCTGAACAGCCACGCCGGTTTTTTTGGTTTTCTCTGCAGTTTCATTCCTGCTTCTTCTGGCGTCTTGTCAGACTTTATTGAATTACATCTCACACACGCCAGCACAATGTTGTCCCAAGTGCTTTTGCCACCACGAGACTTTGGAACAACGTGGTCCATTGTCAGCTCGTGGCGGTCAAACTTTTTTCCGCAATACTGGCACCGGTAGTTGTCCCGTGCAAATATGTTTCGCCTACTAAACCTGACCGCCTTGCCGAACATCTTATCGAAACCGGTTAACACAATAATAGATGGTACCGGAATTCTGTAGTTTGGCGACTTAATGAACCCGTTACCAGTTTCGCAATCCGACAGGTCTTTCCATGTCTCGAACTCGTGCAACGTGTAATCAACTGGGTTCATCGCCTTGGCCACTTCACGAAAAAGCAGCGTCAAGGCATGTCTCGCGTTTATCACAGATATCGCGTTCCACGACTTGTTCAAAACTAATACGCTTGCGTTTTCGTAACTCATTTGTGACTCCTTAAAACCATTTGTCGTATTTGAAAAACAATATAACAGAGACTATGACGGCGATCATGGCTAAAGTTCCAAATGTTTCAGCGTTCATAGTCTTCACCTTTATGGTACCCCGACAGGGATTCCAACCCTGAGTATACGGCTTAGAAGACCGTTGCATTATGCTGTTATGCTATCGGGGCTTTGGCACAAGTGCGGGATTATCCTTAAGCACCTGTACAATTACATTTGAGAGGTCGTCCACATTCTTTTCGCTCAACCCCATCTGGAGCAGGTTATCAATACCGTGCATAACCTCATGCCAAATATTTGTCTCTTTCAATGTTCCACTTAGGTCTTCGACCACCTCGATCAACTCTTTACTATAGGTTATTTGTCCAATCCTTCTCGTGTTAGAATCATCGAACGGTGGCGGTATATCTTTCTTTTTTACGACCTTATATGTATACGGACCTATCTTGATCTCTTTTGGAAGTTTCATATATCGCACCTACCTTGGCTTTGGGGCCAACGATGGATGGTCTTTCAGTATCTGTACTATCCCGTGAGCCAGCTTGTCGGTTTTCTCTTCGCTCAACTCCATCTCTTGATCTTCTGCTATTGCATGGATCAGCTCGTGCCATAACGTCAGTTCACGGCGTGGCCCTCGTAGACTCTTTTTTATCTGAATCTTCTCGTCATCGAAATTCACATCTCCGTCGAGAGCAATCTTTTTACCACTCTTTGTCGTGGCGAATATCTTTTCTGGAAACGATATTGTGTATGTATACGAGCCTACGACGATCTTCTTTGGTATCTTCATATCGCTTTCCTGTAAATGCTGGTTGGACGGATGGGACTCGAACCCACATAACAACTGGTTAAAAGCCAGCTGCTTATCCATTAAGCTACCGTCCAACAAATTTTCTGGTACGCGAGACTGGATTCGAACCAGCACGGCACATACGTCCAGTGGGTTTTAAGTCCACCATGTCTACCATTCCATCACTCGCGCAAAACAATGGGCGTTGGCTTGTGGCCGGAATCGAACCGTCCCTTTGTCATAAAGCCATACGACACTGTGCAAAACCATACACCAATTCCACAACGCCCAAAATCTGGTTGGCCCACACGGACTCGAACCGTGAACTTCTGATTATGAGTCAGGTGCTTTGCCATTTAAGCCATAGGCCAATACATGGAGGTAGGTATGGGATTCGAACCCATGAGCCTTTCGACTACCGAGTTAGCAACCCGACGCATTAAACCACTCTGCCAACCTACCGTTTATTTTGGCGGAAGAGGAGGGACTCGAACCCCCATAGCTGTCGCTTACTGGTTTTCAAGACCAGCGGAGTAGCCAATTCTCCAACTCTTCCTAATCTCTTGTCCACTATTATACCACAACTCGACACCATTTGTCAAGAGGAAAAAATAAACCCCCGCTAAATCAATGTCTAACGGGGGCCTTGTATCGTATTCCGTTAGACTGCTACTCGGTACCGTCACCATTTGGCTCTGTGGCCACAGAAATCGCCTCAGACGCCAAGTTTTCACCATCCGTGGATGTTATCTCGGATTTAGCACTACCTATCGTTACAGCCTCAATTCCGCTCACTGTGGTCAGTGTCGTCGCTGAGTTCGCAGAAGCACCGATTGAAACAGCGGACCCAAGACCCGCACCGAGAGCTGAAAGCAAGTTTCCCAAACCAGCCGATACTGGACTGCCAATAGCACCCATAGCTTTGAAACCTTCGGAAATCGGTTCCGAGACAGTTTCCAGCGCAGCCACGATCACATGTGATTCTGGTGCTTTATGCACACGGGTAACCTGTGTCACCCTAGGCTGATTTGTTGTCGCACATCCAACCATCAGAACGCACATTAACGCTATCGATGTTAGTGTTCGGATTTTCATTTTGGAACCTTTTTCTTTGCTTTCTTTTCTATGTACTTCTCAAGTTTGACTTCATCTTTGCTTGTGACATCCACATCCTCGCGGACCTTCTTGGCTACTTTGCGGATGATTTTTGTCACACGCTCTTCGTGCGGAAAGTCGATATCGTCGCCGTCAATCTCTTTCGCGACCTCGTCCAGCACGGTCGGCAGGTATTGCTTAACTTTTTTCCGCATCGTGAACGAGAGTTTCTTATTGACAAGCCAGACTATTACAATCGGTATCGCTATACCAGCTATCCACCATATCGACGGCTCGGCAATCTTTGTCAACCATTCCATAGATATTCTCCTTTCACTACCATTATACCATAACCGACACCAATCTGTCAAGAGGTTTTGGCTTATTTTTTTAGAAAGATAATCGCAGCCGTGATCATGCTCGGTATCGCACCGGCAATCGCGCCGTATATAGATACCTTAAAAGTCAAGAGGGCAATCTGCTTGTCGAGCTTTGCAATAGCGATATACATCTCTTTGATATCGTTCTCTAAGGATTCAAGGGTCAGGATTACATGTTTACCCCAGACCTTCCAACTGTTCTCGCCGTTACCATTGCTGTCATCCGGTGGAACCATTTGGCCATCCCCCTTCTCCCGGTATCGTTACGCCTATCAACCAAGTATCTTCTAGGAACTCGGCACCGTGAGGAATGTCAGGCCAGATAACCACACATTCAAGTGCGCCAAATTTATCTTCCCTATCGCCGTAAACGAATTTCATCTTACCGCTCACGATAATGCAATACTCGGTAATTCCTTCGTGAACGTGGCTCCCGTGTACTGTACCCTTTTTTGCGAAGTAACGTGCAACAGCATAATCGTCACTAACGTATAAGGGATAGAACGTGGCCTCACCTTCAACAACATCAACATTGAAATAAGAGATACCTTCCATGTCGATCTTCTTATTACCAACTACTGGAAGCGGAGGTCCCTCGGGAAGATTCTCGGTCATATGTCGAAGCATTTCATATTTCGTCTGTATTTTGACAATAGAATCTTCAACCTGTTTGGCCTGTTTCCTTATTTTCCTCAACGGGTTCATCTTGTCTCCTGTAAATTAAAACAACCGCACTCCGATCCAGCCTTCTTTCGACGCATCATTCTTTTGCGATACATTGCAGGCAGGATTTGAACATCTCAATACCGGAAATACAATGGTACCGTAATCTTCGTCCTCAACCGTATCGGTAGTCCTCGGGTTGATAGCTTCTGTTACGTTGTCCCACGATATATCCTCGTCGGCTGGTATGCTCTGTATTTCTGTTCTGAGTTTCGGTATTGCTGTGGCCATACAGTTATAGTTATGGAACAGCATGTTGCGAATTGCGATTCTTCGTGCCATGTTTGTTTATCCTTATTTAGTTGTTATAGCTCTTGAACCAACAGTATCCATTTCGAAGTGGGTGTCGAATTCCATTAGCCATACACTTTCTCCACAGTCGTCATTGCCACCAGAACCACGCCTGAACAAACGACACAATAACATTGAGCTTATGCTCATACCAGTACCAGTTATCGCTGAAAAGCTTGTGATTTGATGTTTGCCCTCGTCCCCGGTTGAGACACCTTCTGTTGCATAGATGGTTGTTGTTGCACTATCCATAGCATCTCCAATGTCGCCCCACTTGTATTCAAGCCCCCACTCAACTGTTGTCCCATCGTCGTCAGTGTCGAGAATCCAGTGGACGTGCGGAGTTATGTTGGATGCTTCTTTGTATGAGTGTGGAAGTTGGATAGTGAAGTATACTTCTTGATTTTCCCCACTATCGAATTCTAGTAACTGGAACCCGTTGTACGTTCCCCATGACGGGTTAGATGCTGTGGGAACTTTAAGAGAGTTGACCGATACTCGCAAATCGTCCCATACCGTCGCATTCCCGACAAACTTAAGCGTACCATCATCCTCGAATTCAGAATAGTCCGCGCCGTCAGCGTCACCGATACGACACACCTCATCATCATTTATCCGTAGCACCGGCGAGCCATCATAAGACAGGTCGAGCGTGCGGCCTGAATCAGAATTGTCGTCACAGTTTATTACAAGCGAACCATCAGCATTGATAGTGGACGATGATGTGCTGAAGGCGTCAATGTCTAGATTAATATCCCCGGCGAATTGAACGTTCCCGTTTTGCGCAAAAAACTTCTGAGCGACAGTTGCCGTGTTCGGGTCATAGATTACAACGGCGCACGAGGCATGTGTCGAGTTCGTGAACCGGAATATGTCGAGTTGGCAGAGGTGCGTCGAGGCGCTCGGATTGAACTCATAGAACGAGCGGCACTGGTTCGCGCCGGTGCTTCCTTGCGTCTCGATTACGCTGTTCCCGGTCGTGTCGCCGTCGAGCGTTAATCCAGTACCAAGAGTCGCGTTCCCGCCAGTGACAGTAATGTCGCCGCTAACAGTAACATTCCCAACGCTTCCGGCATCAGCTATTGTCAGCATAGCGTTGTTCGCGCTGTCTTTGATGATTGCGTTTCTACCCGCAGTCGTTACGCGCATAATCAGGTCATTGCTACTGTCAACCTGAATGTTATACTTCTGCGCACCTCCCGAATCGTCCCAACCTACCCACGTATTGTTCGGCAACAGAAAATGTGAACCACTTTCAACGCTCCCTCCAAACGTTGTGTTCTGTGACCCGTCGAACGTTATCGCCGCGCTCCCACCCCCATCTTTTATATTGTTGCCCGTCACCGTGAGGTCGCCAGAAATATTCAATGCTCCGGTAGCAGAATTCAATGTCATGCGATTTGCATCACCATCATCAACATCCCGCCAATAAAAAACCCCACCACAATCGAAATACTGATGTTGTGTTAATCCCGATTCAAGCTGAACGTATGTTGATGCCATGACTTTTGTATAAGAGCCGGAACTGTTGAGTTGTATCCTAGACGCGCTATTAATCGCGCCACCATCTACCGCGAGGTCGTTTGCTACCGTTACATCTTCGCCCGTATCGCCGCCGAGATTGATCGCGCCACTTGTTGTGATCCAGAACGCGGTATCGGAATCCATGTCATCGGTTACGGCTATACAAAACCTGTCAGATTGGGAGTTGTCTATACCGATTCTATATACTTGACCGCCAGTTAATTGAAAATCAACAACCGCATCGCCAGAGCTTGTTTGTTCTATATTAACGTTAGCAACACCCGCGGCATCAGCTGTTGCATATGAAGCCACAAACTCACCGCCATAACTTTGGGCTGACGAACCGATAACTCCTTTACCGCTTGTACTTGTTCCTATAACACCAGCAGAACTTGTTGAAACTCCATGTACGGCATAACCGCTATCTGACTCACCCTTAATTCCAGTACCGGACGTGAGTGCTATCCCTTCAACACCTTCAGAAGCAGCACCACTAACCTGACCACGTATTGCCGTACCGGTTGACGCAAGTCCAACCATCGCAACATTTGTCGATGAGGTGGTTCCAAACAGGCCTATAATTGTGTCGCCACCAGATGCACTTAGCCCTATGTTGCATAAATCTTCTACGGTACCGTCTCCACGGTCGCCAAAGAAGTGCATCTCGTTATCGCCCTGAGCGATCTCCATATGCTTATCGCTTGCAGGAGTAACCAGCAGATGGACGGAACTATGGTCTTCCATTCCTGTCACACCAGTCAAGGTCGTCCCAGTCTTGCCGGTATACGCAATCGTATCGATCGCGCTTTCACCAGACGCAGGACTCGGGTCGTGAATTCTCGCGTTACCAGAACTCGAAAAGTCAGACGTATCGGCAACGTTCAGCGTCCCGCCACCAGATGAATGCGTGGTAGTCGTATACGTTCCTTTTGTTGATAGGTTACCAGTCAGTATCGCGCCAGATTGTAACAGCTCGGTATCAATCGTACCGGCCTGCAAATACGCAGCGTGGATGATCTTCTGCTGGAACGCTTCGTATCCGTCACCGTCATTATTAAGAATCATAATCCAGTCGCCACCACTGAACGATGGTCTGGCATTTGAAACTTGATATCCGTTCGGTGAAGAGACGTTCCAGTAGATATATTTGTTTGTGGTGCTGGAACCAGATATAGAATAGGTCACTCCTTGATAGTGTACACTATGTGCGTTCCAAGTCACACCACCTGACGGAGTGTCCTGCGTGATCGTTAATCCATCTTTGAATGGCACGTCGAAGTCCATGAACCCCGGCGGTAGTGCGAGCGGATTCTGCGTGTCGGTGTTGGACCACGCGCCAACTTGATACGGGTCTTTCGCACGAACTTTCGCCGTGTATGTTTCACCAACATCAAATCCAGCGACAGTATGTTCTACCAGCTCTCCACCGGCAATATTGCCAACGTTGTAATACTGTATACCATCGCTGTCTTCAATATATATTTCATACCCTATGATATCCGGTTCGTCAACCGCAGTCCACCGGAACGCTAACCCACCGTACACATTTTGACTGTCTTCGGTCTCTTGGGCAACTTCAAAGTTTGTCGGTGCTGCGGGTGCTGGATTCGTCAACGTGATCGAATCATAGTTATCGGATATATTTCCGGTCGTGTCTTTCGCAACGATATGATAGGTATGTGGTCCTTTACTCGTTGGCACAGGCCATGTCCACATACCTTTATTGCCAGCCACAGTGATCGCATTATCGCCATCACGCCAGTCTGTCCATGTATCGCCACTTGCAGGGGTATCTGTTCTCAACATGAACACGTCATGCTTTGCGATTTGTTTGTTCGTAACCGCAGACGGGTTTGTCCAATCCCAACGGAGGACCAGCTCTTTACCCTCGAAGTTCGAATATGTGTCTCGTGTCGTATGAGCTGAGTCTTCGATGATGAAAGAAACGTCTGGAGACGCTTCCGGCTGGCTCGCAACCGTTACTGAATACGCAGTCGTGTCTCCCAACGGCAACTCGGCACCGTTATGGTTTACAGATACCAGCCTTACATAAACCGTATCACCGGCACTGAACTCACCTGACAGTCCATCAATTCTGACAGACCAATCTCCACCTCTCGAAGTCCATCCATGATGGTAGTACGCTGTAAGTTCTGGTATATCTGTCGAGTCGTCAATAACCGCGATATAAGCTTTTACATGGCTGAACGGGTTGTTGTTGGTATATGACGGAATCGTGAAGTGAGCCAATACATACGGACGCCATGTTCCATCTTCGTCAAGTCGACCGCCAGACAGAACCTGAACTCCTGTTACAGCGCGAACATCCCAGTTGCTGTCGAGGTTTGAATACTGGCGAGTCGTCACGGTTACCGCAGTGTCGTCGTACACCTCGCTGTTATATTCAGTCGCAACAATGCTGACAGACAGATCGTTGTTGCGTTTCATGCTGAGTATACGGTATGTCGCTGTGATAACGTCAGTAGAGTCCGCATACGGGTCTGGCGTATTCGCTATCGCGTATACGTCGTAATCGGTTGGTACAACCGTGAACGGACCTTCGACAGCAATCTCGTCACCGATTTCATAGGTACCGGCAGCAGCCGTAATCTTGTACTCGTTGATCGTGCCATCGTTGGTTCTGATACGAATATAGTTTTCTTCGCCAGACGCTGCTGCTGCGAGAGTTATCTCTTCGTGCAGTTTGACCCAGTAATCGCCAGAGACGTTCTGCGCAGCACTGATACGACCACTATGGTCTGCGTACTGTGGCACGTCATGGGCGAAGTAGATCACGTCTCCCGGCTGGCAAGAGATAGCGTCCGACACCGCCGAGAACTCAATGATTGTCGTGTTGTTTTTGTCGTTGTTAATGAAGAACCGGCCAGCACGAAGTGCTTGAGATTGTCTCGTACAACTCTTCAACTCGATGGTCTTCGAGCGTACCGACTCGTCTTCATCGTCGGCTATATCCGAATCTTCGACAAGTATCGTGTCACGCCGATACTGGTTATCCTCGTCGTAGAACTGAATCTCGTACCGGTTAATAATATCCTTGAGCGGGGCAAACCTTTGTTTGAACGAACCTTTGACAATGTTGCCCATCGTGAACATCTGTGTCGGAGTAACAGGACGGTCCATGACCATCTTGATCTCTTGTCCAGACCAGAACGCCCAACAGTTGAACGATGAACAAAAATCGTTTATCACATCGAGAGCTGGCATGTATTCGTCGAGAACACGGTCGAACTGGTACCGTGCTTCAAGCGCACCGGAACTGTCGTCGGCTTGGATCTGTTCAACGGCATACGTCGATTCCAGAGCCAAATTGGTCATGTTTGTATTTGTGTCGGCGGTAATCCATTGGCCGAGACCGTAACGTTTCTTGACCAGCATATCGTGCGTACACCAGATCGGATCTCGAGTGTATCCGGTTGTCTGGTTGCCCGATGCGTCCTCCTGTAGGATATCGCTAATACCTTCTACTTGTATGCTGAAATTCGGAGTGCCACCGCTTAGTTGTTTTTGGGCCAGTAGTCGGAACCCGATAAGCGCGGTGTACGGGTAGTTCAGATCGTCGAGGGTCACCTCTTCGAAAGATACCTGAACGGTTTGTTCAATGTCTGGATCATCGTCCTCGTTATTGAAGGCCATAATGATCTGGACAACATATTTGTCTGGCGTCAGATTCTTGATCGTGTAGTCGCGTCTTTGCGGTGCAGACTGTTTGCTCAGAACTTCTGGAGCCGTGATAACCGTCGCGCCGTCAGGGTGGTTCGAGTCTATCGCATAAGGATAACCCGATGTGGTTGTTGGTATACCCTGTGCACCTTTACCGAGCACGAGTTCGCCGGTATATGCAAAGAAATCATCGTCGTCGCCGGTTACTTGTGTTACTATTCTGGCTGTCGCGTATGTAGTACCTTCAGGGTTGCGAAACGGACCTTCTGCATCCGTTGTTATTATGGTAGCACCAGCACTTACCGCGCCGTCAAGCGTAGTTGTTCTGTCAGACAAATCTTTGCTATCGTCAGCTTCATGATACGACCATGAGTCAGACGAAACAACAGTATCTTCATCGATGCCGTCGTGAGGCCTGTACCTGATAAATGCATGGACAGGACCACGACCCTTTTTCGGGGTTTTATATAATCCGTTCGGCGCAGAAAACTTAACAACGATCTCTTCGACAGACGAACCGGAAGTGGTCCAGCTGTAGATCGCGCTGTCACTTACGGTAGCTGGTGAGGTCGCTGGCAAGTAAACATTCTCGAAACCTTTGATAGAAGTCTGGTCGTGCGTACCAAGTCTCACCCATACACCAATACTGTCATCTTGCTCGGTCGACGTGATTAGATTTGTGATCGACTCGCCGTTTATGAGAAGCTGGTCGCCAGAGAAGTTCGTCGGTTTTAACGGGCTTCCATCTGGCGTGTTTACAGTTCGACCGGCTACAGATTTTACGGGACCTTCACACAGTCCAAGAAGAACGTTCAAATAGCTCTCGTCATCCTTGGTTGTCGTGTACATGTTAAGAATCTGACCGCCGACGTTCTGTTTACCATATACAACAGGAATAGGAAGGTCAGGGTGTGAAGTAGTTTGTACGCCGTCCCAGCCATAGGTCGGAGACTTTCCACCGGCCAGCTCGGCTTCTCGTGCGTTTATAGCAGCATAAACCGACAATCCAATCACGCCGTACATAACAGCGTTTATGGCAAGCAATCCTAGTTTCACAGCCAACGATGCAGCGGCGAAGTTTGAGATGATAGTCCCAATAGAAAACGAGATAGTCAGAGGTTCGCCGACGTTAGGACTCAGTATAAGCTCGTCGCCGGAACGCATACGGGTTACCGGCCAGAGGTCTTCCTCGATAAATCCAAGTCGACTGTGCGTGATTCTAAGAGCGTTTCCTAGAAGGTATTCTGGTATGTATTCCGACAAAAACAATCGGTCGGCTTTTTCTTCAAGGTGAATACGCCCCTCATCCTTGAACGGGTCTGGAACGTATCGTATTGAAATCATACCTTCAGCCATCTGCGTTTTCCTTTATTCTGTAGAAACCTTTTATCCGACGTGCGACAACCTGATCTGACAGCCTGCCGATAACCACGCCGGTTTTTCTTGTCGTATGTATGAACTCGTTGCGGTTGATCAACATACCGATATGGATGCCACCTTGTACCGGATACTCGAGAACAACCACGTCACCGGCCTGTCTGTCCGCCTCATCTATTTCGAACACGCTTTTGTGAAAGTTGAGCGCGAAGACGTTGTCGGTGTTGCCCTCGTATTCGTAATCCGGTAACGGGTGACCATTATCTTTTGCAAGCTCGCGCATCAACCCATAACAGTCCAACCCTTCGTTTTTGTCTCTGCCAAGAGGAACGAACGGTATGCCAATGTATTTTGCTGGGTCCATTAGATTGAGTACACGCTCCTTGACGGTACGCCGGGGAATCCCCCAAACCGTGCCTTGTTGTTATGTTCTTCGCATTGCGACAATGTCTTGTTGCACGAGTCTCCGGTCGAACCAGACGGGTCCGCAACGAACCCACTCGGAGCTGCCCAGCCACCCGACCCATCCTCTTCCCAGCACCCCTCGAGTTTGTACCCCCACTGACAATGTCGGCGAGTGTATTTCCGTCTCGGTATTTTGATCTGGAGAACGTCGGTCTTACCGGCCAGCGTGAACGTTACTGTAGATTCTGTCGCGACTGCCGAGTCGATGAAGTATTCGTCGATGATGTATGCGTTTGGGTCCGCGCCAGCCTGCCCGTCGATATGGTCGTAGAAGACCTGACGGATGGTGACCTTCATACCACGCAACGCATCGTTCAGGAGCAGGTACGATTGAAATGTTCGGTTGACGTTTGCAACCGTAATCGTCAGCTGTTCGATACTCCCGTCGCGCCGTTCGGATATCCCACCGTGGCTGATACCGTTTCCGTTCGGGTCGGTACCGGCAGAGTAAACAACGCCGTCGAATGTGACATCTTCATGGTACTCGGCAATACGGACGTTCGAGATAACCTTTGTCGTCTGGTCTTCGACTTCTACGTCATAGAGCCAGATCGGTTCGTTGGTCTCGGCGTTCGCTTCCTGTACGAAATCACTGTCTAAACTTCTCGGCATTACTTAACTCCCTTGATCGAGGTTCCGCATCGAGAACGATACACGCCATGTACCGCCTGAATAGGTTTCCTGCCACGAGCCAGCGACGAACCTTACGCTATATGTTAGTCCGTCAGAATCATCCGCAAAATCGAACGCTGTCAATCCACCATTGTGAGCGTTCCAGAACG